ACTTTCGTTATTCAAGCCCAAGCGACTATCGTGGCTTATCAAATGTTGATCAACCGACTTGAAACACCCTCTACTGATTTAGGAGAATAGCATGGCAGATGCAGTAACAACACAAACAATCCTTGATGGCGAGAGACTTGTCATTCAAAAATTCACAAACATCTCTGATGGCACAGGCGAAACTGCTGTTGTTAAGGTAGATGTTTCAACACTTAACCCTGACACTTACGGCCACGCGTGCAATGGTGTAAAGATTAATAAAATCTGGGCACAAACTTATGGCATGGCGGTTGACATCCTTTGGGATGCAGACACTAACGTTATCGCTGATACTGTTCCGGCAGATGTGATGTACAAGATGTGCTTCTCTGACTTTGGAGGCATTCCAAATAATTCTAGCACAGGCAAAACAGGCGATGTGTTATTCACAACTACTGGTGCTACAGCTGGTGATCGATACACAATCATCTTAGAGTGCATTAAAACGTACGCTAATCCGTCTACTTGGTAAGGGGTTATCATGGCTAACGTTAATATCACGGATCTAACAGCGGGATCGGCAGTCTCGGCTTCCGACCCGTTTGAGTCAGTTCAATCAGGGGTGTCAGTACAAGTAACGGCTGACCAGATTAAAGCCTATACGAATGTAACGCCGAGCGTGAGTGTGACGAATGCACTCCCGTTCTTTGCTACATACCCTCTATTAGGCGCACTTGCTGGTGGGACTGATAGTGCATGCTCAAATGGTGACATTTACTGGGCAAGTGTTTATATACCACACAGCATAACATTAACAGGCATTGGCTATTTAACAGGGTCTGTTGCAGGCACAGACAAAGTTATTGTTGCGCTATATGACAATGCTGGTGCATTGTTAGCTAATTCAGCACTAGCTGGCGCTACAGTGACAGGCACTAACAACATACAGCAGGTCGCATTTACTGCACCTGAAAGTGTACTAGGCCCTAATTATTGCTACGTTGCTGTTCAATTTAACGGTACTACAGCTAAGTTCAGAACAATCCCTGGGGGTGAAGGCAGTGCATATCTATCAGTCACTAACTCTTCTGCAGGAACATTCGGTACATTAGGCGCAATTATCCCTGGTAGCACTTTTGTTGCTAACCAAGGCCCTATTGCTTACACTTATTAAGGAAAAACATCATGGCATGTACATACGTTAAAGAGTTTAAGTTTGCTGAAGGTGGCAAGATTGATTTAAAACAAGACAAGGCTATGGTTAAGTCTGCTGTTCACAAGCATGAAAAGGCCATGCACAAGGGTGAGCCTTTGACCAAACTTAAAAAGGGCGGCAAGGTGCTTGAGAAAGCCACTGGCGAACGTTATGCTAGTCGCAAGGCAATGGTAAAGCACGAGTCTATGGAGACACCTCGCATGCAGCGCGAGGAGATGGTTCAAAAGCGCGTTGTTCGTGGCCCAGCTATGGTAGCCGGTCGTGATCCTCGTGTCCCTATGCTTATGTGTGGTGGCAAAGCTAAAAAATAGTAGTTTTATTTGTGCTGATTATAGGGCATAATATTAAAAAATTGGGCACGCTGTAACAGCTGCCATCAACCGTGAGGACTACTTGATGGCTGTATCTGGGACAATAAGCGCAACAACATTCAACACCAACAAGGTGATTGACCATGCGTTTCGTCGCTGTAAAATTACCGCGCAGCGTGTTACCGCTGAAATGCAGAGCATCGCAACTGATGTTCTGTATCTTCTTTTGTCAGAGATGGCCTCAGTCAGAACTCCCTCTTGGTGTATTGAAAAATTAATATTGCCGTTCTACGAAGGTCAGCCTAACGTCACTTTGCCTTTAGGTACTGAAGAAGTGCTAAACGTTAACTACCGTTACTTGCAACCAGTTACTGGTGCAGTCGTATCTACATCAACAGTGTATCAGGTCAATTTCACGTCAAGCACGGTTGTTAGTACAGTAGGTATTGAATGGAGCGCTGCTGCCGTTCCACTTACCTTTTCTGTGTCCAATGACAATTTAACATGGACAGTGGTTGATACTGTAACGCCTAGCGCTACAGCTGGGCAAATCACTTGGTTTGATATCTACCCTGCGATTGCGTATCAGTACTTTAAAATCACCGCGACCTCTGGCACGCTGTCTTATAGTGTGATTACCCTTGGTAACACGCCAAGTGAGATTCCGTTTGGTGTATTAAATCGTGACTCTTACGTGGCACAGAGCAATCAAATATTTGCCGGTCGCCCTACGACGTACTGGTTTCAACGCGACATCAATCAACCTATCTTGCATCTATGGCCAGCGCCTAACTTGGCAGCTGAGGGTGCGCAGTTGATTGTGTGGCGTCACCGTCAGATCATGGACGTGGGTACGTTACAACAAGAGCTAGACATACCACAGCGTTGGTACGAAGCGATTGTGTCACAACTGGCGTTTAAATTGGCGCAAGAGATTGATGTTGTTGACGCTAATTTATTGGTGCCATTAAGCCAAGCGGCAGCACTTAATATGAACACAGCATGGAATGGGGACAACGATGGTAGCCCTACCACTATCCAGCCGTGGATTGCACCTTATACTAGATAATGGCTAAGTTTTTAGACACCTCTGGCAACTCAACACTAGGCATTGCAATCTGTGCCAGGTGTAGCCGCAAGTTCCCACTAGGGGAGTTGATGCCTGATCCTAACTATCCAAATCTAATGGTTTGTAAAGAAGACGTGGATCAATACGATCCATACAGATTGGCGCCAAGACCGGCTGATAAGATTGTGTTGCCGTTTGTGCGACCAGATTTGCCGCTTAATACATCCCCGGCAGGTGTAGTTAACGAGCTAGATAATCTGTTTATTATTACACAAAATAATGAGGGGTATTTAGTCCCATGACAATTCCAAGTAATTTAGTCCCAACCTCGATTACGCAGTTACCAGAAGATCCGTCTCCGTCTAATACGGGCTGGATGATGTATGTTAATAACGGCGTAACCTACAAGGTACAAGTTAACGCAGTATTAAACGTAACCGGTGTACCATCAACGCGCCAAGTTAATGCCGGCACGGGCTTGACAGGCGGCGGCGACTTAAGCGTTAACAGAACCATTTCTGTAGCACCTGGTGGCATTGGTACTACTCAGCTAGATAACACTGGCGTGGCAGCTGGCACATACGGCACGACGACAGAGATTCCAGTTGTTACCGTTGACGCAAACGGCCGCGTAACAGCGATGACTACGGCCTCTGTGACTGTTACTGGTTACGTGCCAACTAGTCGTCAAGTGATTGCGGGCACTGGTTTAACAGGTGGCGGTGCGTTAAACAACGACGTTACGCTGTATGCCGTGTTCTCAAGTGCAACGCCACTAGCTGTTGGCTTAGCGACGGCTGGTGTGGCTAACGTAAGCTCTCGCGAAGATCACGTTCACCCTGCCATTAACTTAGCAGACCTAGCTCAAACAGAGGGCGTCCTTGATATTACCCGTGGTGGTACAGGTACACCATTAACTGCCCCGGCTGCTGGTGGGATTGCCTACTCAGACGGTTCAAGCATTCAAATTTCAACAGTGGGTTCAGTTGGCCAGGTGCTTGCCTCTCAAGGTAGCGGTGCGCCATCATGGGCGACGGTTGAGGTTGTTGCTCCTGTCCCTGCTAATACAGTCAGGGCTGGTCCTACTTCAGGCGCTGACGCGGATCCAACTTACCGAGCATTGGTTAACGCTGACTTGCCTGCATCAGGCGTGTCGGCTAACACATACGGTTCAACTACAGCGATACCTATCTTAACGGTTAACGCCAAGGGTGTTATCACTAGCGCAACGACGGCAGCCATCACTGGCGCCTTGGCGTACCAAGGTACCTGGAACGCATCAACAAACACGCCAACACTTACTTCTAGCGTCGGCACTAACGGTTACTACTACGCTGTCTCTGTGGCAGGTACGACTAACCTTAACGGCATTACCGATTGGCAAGTGGGTGACTGGGCTATCTTTAATGGCACAGCTTGGCAGAAGATTGACCAGTCTAATACGGTTACTAGCGTTAACGGCCAGACTGGTGTTGTAAGTATTGCCTACGCTGACTTAGCAGGTGCGATACCGACTTGGAATCAAGACACGACCGGTACGGCAGCTAAGGCAAACGCCTTAAACTCAGCCACGACCGTGGTTAACGTGTCATCCTCTTCGGCCCCTACAGTAGGTCAGGTGTTGACGGCCACTAGCGGTACGGCGGCTACTTGGCAAACACCGGCACCTGGTGGTGTTACTAGTGTCACAGGCACCGCGCCCGTTGTATCATCTGGTGGATCTACACCAGCTATTTCAATGGCTGCGGCATCAACATCCGTTGATGGTTACTTGACCTCTACCGATTGGAATACGTTTAATAGCAAAGGTGGCGGCGATGTTGTTGGTCCAGCAAGTGCTACAGACAACGCTATTGCCCGTTATAATTTAACTACCGGCAAGCTATTACAAAACTCAACCGTTACTGTTAGTGACAACGGTGATGTTGGTAACGTAAATTCTGTTGAGTTTGACATTACACCAACAACCTTGCCAACAGCCCAAGGCACATTGTATTGGGATAACGCTGATTCCATCCAAACATTAAGCTTGGTTATGGAAGGCGGTAACGCTGTTCAGCAAATAGGTGAAGAAACTTACTTTAGAATTAAATGCTCTTCCGCAGTAACTGAAGGCCAAGTGGTTATGTTTACTGGCACAGTTGGTTCTAGCGGTGGATTGACAGGCGCTCCAGCTACAGGATTAACGGCTTCTACTGCGTCATATGTCATGGGCGTAGCTACTGAAAGCGGTGCGCTAAATGATTGGATATATGTAACTGGTTTTGGCTTGGTTCGTGGTATTGACACCACTGGTGGGGCAGAGGCTTGGATTGATGGTCAAATACTTTATTATGATCCTACTGTTGCTGGTGGATTAACAAAGACACTGCCATCTGCGCCTAATGCCAAGGTACAAGTATGCGCGGTAGTTCATGCTGCGGCTAACGGTTCATTGTTTATTCGACCATCGTTTGGCGGTATACTAGGCCAATATGAAGGTGACGTAGGTTTTACAAGTACCGCCGCAGGTAACTTAATACGCAGAAACGCGGGTAACACCGCTTGGGAAAATGTAGCATCTATCCCTAATACTAACCTTGATAACTCTGCAGTAACGATTGGTTCAACATCTATTAGCTTAGGTGCAACATCAACGACTCTTGCAGGGCTGTCATCTGTTAGCACTGTTACACTTTCTGCTTCAGGGCATACTACTTTTGAAGGTGTGACTAGCACTGGCGCGACAGGTACGGGCAAATTGGTTTATGATACTAGTCCAACATTTATTACACCAGCACTAGGTACCCCTTCGTCTGGTGATATTTCAAACTGTACGGGTACACTTAACGGAGGGACCTATTAATGGCCGTCACAATTATTACTAAAAATTCATCCACCGCTAGTTCAGTACCAGGTGCTGGGTCGTTAACTCAAGGTGAGCTGGCGGTTAACGTAACCGACAAAAAACTGTATACTAAGGACGCTGGCGGAAACGTTGTTGTAATCGCTAGCGGTACATCAGGGGATGTTGTTGGCCCTGCCTCATCTACAGCTAACGCCGTACCGTTATATAATGGTACTACTGGTAAGTTATTAGCTGCTGGCGTAGCCCCTGGTACCGCTGGTAATGTTCTAACGAGTGACGGCACTACTTGGGCATCAACTACCCCTGCTGCCTCAGGTGCATCAAAGGGACAGGCTATTGCTTTCTCCCTTATTTTTGGTTTATAGGAAATATGACAATTACACAAGAAATGCTTAAAGAGCTTTTCGATTATCGAGAAGACGGCAACCTTGTGCGAAAAAACGCATGTGGCGGTAATGGTAATTATGCTGGTCGTGTTGTTGGGTCTAAGCCAAAAGAAATAACTAGAAGTCGTAGGTATGTGACAACAAAGATTAAAGGTCAACATTATTGCGTACATAAGCTTATATACTTATGGCATACGGGCAAATGGCCTGAACAGTTAGATCATATAAACATAGACACAATAGATAACCGCATTGAAAATTTACGCGAGGCTACCACGGCTCAAAATGCTAGCAATAGAAAATTATTTTCATCCAATACATCTGGAGTAAAAGGTGTCTCTTGGCATAAGGCCAGTAACAAATGGTTTGTGTACGTGGATGAGAATAAAAAACGCAAAAATATAGGTTATTTCAATGACTTAGACTTTGCTGAATTGGTGGCTGTAGAGGCCAGAAATAAGTATCATGGCATTTACGCCAATCATTTTTAAGGAGAAATAACTCATGGCATCCCCGAACATCGTCGCCGTAACGAGTATATACGGCAAAACAACATACCTTACACCTAGTGGAACGACTGCTGTGGTGCTTTTACCTAACGCAGCGGCTTCTGGTACAGTCATGAAGATTAATCAGATTGTGGCTGCTAACGTGAATGGCTCATCAGCGGTAAACGCAACGGTGTCTATCTACACTAACGGCGCGGTAGCTCAAGGCTCTGCTCCTTCTGGCGGTACAGCGTATCCAGTTACAAGTACAATTTCCGTGCCTGCTAATGCATCATTAATTGTTGCGGATAAAACAACGGCTATCTATTTAGAAGAAGGCTCATCAATCACGGTAACTTCAGGTACTGCTAGCGGCATTACATACTCAATAAGTTATGAACTCATAGCGAGTTAATCGTATGTCAATGCGCTATTTAGGTGGGTTCATCACAGCCTCGTATAACCCTTTGAAGGTGCCTAATGCGCCAACAATAGGAACTGTAACTGCAGGCAACGCACAAGTATCTGTTGCCTTTACTGCCCCATCTAATGTGGGGGGTGGAGTTATTACCTCTTATATAGCAATTGCTCAGTCAGCCGCTGGTGTTTTGTTTTCAGCAACAGACTCTGCTTCTCCAATCACGATTACAGGATTGACTAATGGAACGGCATATACAGTTCAAGTATGTGCGGTAAATGCGTACGGTCCAGGCCCTTACAGCACAGGTACTTCAGGAACACCCGTTCAGCCTAGACTGCTGTATACATGGGGACAAAACTCTTATGGTCAATTAGGACAAAATGATAGGGTAGACCGCTCTTCTCCAACTCAAGTTGGTGCGGACACTACATGGTCAAGTATATCATCTGGAACACAACAATCAGCTGCTACGGGAACAGATGGAAAACTTTGGGCTTGGGGTAGAAATAATTTTGGACAGTTAGGTCAAAATGATTTAGTTAATCGTTCATCTCCTGTACAAATAGGAGCATTAACTAATTGGTCTAGCGTTATATGTTCAGGTGAATTTATGCTTGCCGTAAAAACCAACGGTACATTATGGGCATGGGGGAATGGAAGTTATGGTCAACTGGGATTAAATCAAGCAGGTTCATATGCTAATCGCTCATCCCCAGTACAAGTTGGTGGCTTAACAAACTGGACTTCTAATATATCAGTTAGTTATAATCATACAGTAGCTACTAAAACAGACGGAACTCTTTGGTCTTGGGGTAGCAATAATGATGGTCAATTAGGGCAAAATGATAGAGTTAATCGCTCCTCTCCAGTCCAAGTTGGGGCTTTAACTAATTGGTCTAAGATATCTCCAAAAATGAATATTGCTATTAAAACAGACGGAACTATATGGAGTTGGAGCCAAAATCAAAATGGCCAATTAGGTCAAAATGATAGGGTGTATCGTTCTTCTCCAGTGCAGATTGGAGCTTTAACTAATTGGTCAAATGTTTCTGGCAGTAATTCTATTGCCGCCATTAAAACAGACGGAACATTATGGACGTGGGGAGAAAATAGTTACGGTACTTTAGGTCAAAATGATAGGGTAGACCGCTCTTCTCCAGTACAAGTAGGGGCTTTAACTAATTGGGCAAAGTCAGCAGCTTCAGGCCCAATGCTTGCCATAAAAACAGATGGAACGCTATGGTCTTGGGGGTATAATATTTATGGTCAAACAGGTCAAAACGATAAAGTAAGTCGTTCATCACCAGTACAAGTTGGGAGCGCTACTACTTGGATTCTTGTTGATACTAATAATATTTTTTCCATAGCCATCTCGTCTTAAGGAAACAAAAGAATGCCAAACTACAGCGGAATGTGGACACTACAAGCGCAGATGCAGGCGGCTGGTCAGGGATTATGGTCATACCCACCAATGCCAGTAGGATTATGGTCTTGGGGTGCAAATAATTTAGGCCAATTAGGCCTGAATGATAGAGTTAATCGTTCTTCACCAGTACAAGTAGGCACCGATACAACATGGCGAAATGCTGCTATTGGTAATTCATATGAAATAGCTACAAAACAAAATAATACAATTTGGTCATGGGGTAATAATAGCAATGGCCAATTAGGTCAAAACGATGAAGTTAGTCGCTCGTCTCCAGTACAAGTGGGTGCATTGACCAATTGGAGCTTAGTTTCTTTAGGAGACTATCATGCATTATCCGTTAAAACAGATGGCACATTATGGTCATGGGGTAAAAATAATCAGGGTCAATTAGGTCTGAATGTATCAGGGGGATATCGTTCATCGCCTGTTCAAATAGGTTCATTATCTACATGGTTAAATGTGGCATGCGGCGCATATTCATCAGCAGCCATTAAAACAGACGGAACCTTATGGGCATGGGGGCAAAACACGTATGGCCAATTAGGACAAAGCAATACAATCAGACGTTCATCTCCTGTTCAAGTAGGGGCGTTAACTAATTGGAGCTCAATATCATTTGGTGGTTATTATTTATTTGCCATTAAAACTGATGGTACCCTATGGAGCTGGGGTCTGAATGATAGCGGCCAATTAGGCCTAAACGATATAGCGTATCGTTCTTCACCTACTCAAGTTGGTGCGTTAACAAATTGGGCTAAAGTTTCTTGTGGCGGTTATTTTACATTAGCTACTAAAACAGATGGTTCATTATGGACTTGGGGGCAAAATCTTGGGGGCCAATTAGGCCTGAATGATAGAGTTAATCGTTCTTCACCAGTACAAGTAGGAACTTTAGTTAATTGGGCTACCATTAATGCTGGGTATAACGCTTCATATGCTATTAAATCAGATGGTTCATTATGGAGTTGGGGTTACAGCGTCGGTGGCCAATTAGGTCAGAATGACTTAGTTTATCGTTCATCTCCCGTGCAAATAGGCAGTAGTTTAAATTGGAGTAAAGTATACAATAATTTTTACGCAACAATAGGCATTGCATCATAACGAGAGAGAAATGAAAAACATATACTTTTTATCAGGACTTCCACGCTCTGGCTCAACCGTCTTAGCTGCAATCTTGAGTCAAAACCCAGAGGTTCACACGACTGCGACATCTGGACTATTAGATATGTTAGTGGGTACCTTACGAGCTTGGGCGGACTCAATGTCAGTTCAAGCTACGCCAGACAAGGCTAAGTCGGAAGCTGAGATACAGCGTATCTTACGAAACATCTGCGAATCTAAGTACGAGGACGTAGGCAAGTCTATCATCCTAGACAAAGCGCGTGGCTGGGCATCTGACGTCAACATCCCAACGATGGCAAAGGTTTTAGGTCACAAGCCTAAGATTATAGCGACGGTTCGTAACATCCCTGACTGCGTAGCGTCTATGGTGCGTGTAGCCAAGCCTGACAACCTAGAAGAGTTCTTAAGGACAAGTGAGCTAGTCTCACACGTTAAAGAGTCATACCAAACACTAGAGTCAGGCTACCGCTTCGCTCCTGAGTGCATTCTATTCGTGGACTACGACGACCTACTTAATAACCCACAGAAAGAGCTAGACCGCATTCATGCCTTCTTAGACATCCCAGCGTTTGACTATAACTTGGCGATGATTAACGCGGATCACCTAAAAGAGAACGACGAAGAGGTATGGCAGGTTAAAGGTCTTCACGATGTTAAGCCAGAGCTTAAACGCCAACACTCAACCACAGCGGAAGACGTGCTTGGTGTGTTCTATCGCGACTACCAACAACCACGCTTCTGGTTAAACGAAGGCCCAGGCCACCGCCCTATCCATGACCTAGACTTACAACTGTCTGCAGGCTTGATGGGAAACTTTAACGAAGGCTGGCGACTAGCGCAGAAGATTGAGAAGGACGAGCCTTGGAACCACAGGGCTGCGTTTAATCGTGGCTGGTACCAAATGTGGAAAGGCAACTTATTAGATGGCGAAAAACTACTTTATCGTGGTCGTATTGAAGGCGTATTTGGTAACCCAGTTCCTAGCTCACCGATGCCTATATGGGATGGAAAATCTCAAGGCGTAGTCATGTTAAACCTCGAAGGCGGTCTTGGAGATCAAATTCACGGGGTAAGGTACGTCAAATACATTTTAGAGCGTGGATGCAAGGTAATCGTCGCGTGTAGTGGCCCTCTAGCTGGACTTCTACGTCACGTTGATGGTATCACCGCAGTAATCCAACATGAAGCCTTATTCGGCGTTGTACACGACTTCTGGCTACCATCTATGTCAGCGGCTATGGTTTTAGAGTTAGAATACAAGGATGTTAGCGGAGAGGCATACATTCCGCGTCCGAATGTACCGAAATCGTCTAAATACCGTATTGGGTTACGCTGGCAAGGTAATCCACAGTTTGAGCATGAACAGCACCGCGTATTCCCAAGTCAACTATTGTTTGACGCTGTAAAGGGTGTTGACGCTGAAGTTATCAGCCTACAGCGCGATGAAGGTTCACAGTATCGCCCAAACTGGGTTGGACAAGTATCGCTAGACCATTGGGAGCAGACTGCTGAAGCGATTGCATCGTGTGACCTAGTGATTACCTCTTGTACGTCTGTAGCGCACTTGGCTGCGGCGATGGGTGTAGAGACATGGATTGTGGTGCCGGTGTTACCTTATTATTTATGGGCACCTCCAACGAATACCTCAGTTTGGTATAATAGCGTAACATTGTTTAGACAGACGAGTTTTGGGGACTGGACCGATCCCTTCAAGAAAATCGGTGCACAACTTCGAGAACTTAAGAAATTAACCGCATAGGAGATTATTATGTCAACAGTAAAACAAGGCTACTGGATTCGCGTCCAAGATGGCAACGTAACACAAGTATGGGACACACAACCACCAGTAGAGACAGAAGCTGGTTGGAAAGCAGCCATTGAGATTCATCCAGACCTAGTTCCTAACCGTGAGTACATCTCACACCACACTATCGATGCAGACAAAACACCAGCCGAAATCATCTGGCACAAGGTTGCATTGACCGTGGATGACCGCAAAGGTGGTTTAGTTGGCGCCGCTAAAGGCGAGTTCCAACGTGTTGTTAACGAAGAGACACAAAAGCAAATCAATGACAACCCAGCAGAAACATATGACGCTGCTCGTGTGGCAACAGCTAAAGCTACATTGGATGCTAAGTTAGCTGACATTGCAGGCGCAACAACACACGAAGATTTAGACGTACTATAAGTTAGGGAGTTCTTATGTCACAACGTTATCCAGGCGGTCTAATAAACCGTTCAGCACCTGTAGTGGTTGGCCCAACGGATGGGGAAGGTGGTAGTGCGCCTGGCGTTTGGACATTAGAACAAGCTAGCGGATACGTCAAGCAGGGTACGTGGCCTAAGCCTATTATCCCTAGAGCAATATATGTTGCTGGTGGAAATCAATTTGGTTCCTTGGCTCAAAATGACTTAGTAAGCCGCTCGTCACCTGTTCAAGTAGGATCGTCAACAAATTGGAAAAAACTGTCGGTATACTATACAACGTTTGCCATAAATTCTAGTGGGGCACTATGGGCATGGGGATATAATGCTTATGGCCAACTAGGTGACAACACGACAATTAATCGTTCATCACCAGTACAAGTTGGAGCATTGACTAATTGGGCTAATATCTCAGCATCACTTGCATCTATATCAACTAAAACAGATGGAACAATATGGTCATGGGGTTATAACAATAGCGGTGAGTTAGGTCAAAACGATAGAGTTAATCGTTCATCACCCGTACAAATTGGCGCCCTAACTAATTGGTCAATCCCTGCTGTAGGATCAAATCACGCGCTAGCCATAAAAACAGATGGGACATTGTGGTCTTGGGGTAGAAATAATAACGGGCAGTTAGGCCAAAATATAGCCAGCACGGTTCATCGCTCCTCTCCAGTACAAGTAGGATCTGATACAAACTGGGCTAGTTTAGCCGCTAGCAATAGTTCATTTGCTGTTAAAACAAATGGTACTCTTTGGTCTTGGGGAAGTAATGCTAGTGGTGAGTTAGGTCAAAACGATAGAGTTAATCGTTCATCACCTGTTCAAGTAGGTGCATTAACTACGTGGTCTAAAGTTTATAACGGAGGGGCTTTCGCTGCGGCTATACAAACAAATGGAACTATATGGGCGTGGGGAAGTAATGCGTATGGTCAATTAGGTCAAAATGATATAGTTAATCGCTCTTCTCCTATTCAAATAGGAACATTAAATACATGGTCGCAGATGGGCGCCTCTGACTATTCTTTATTTGCGGTTAATTCGAGTGGCGCTTTGTGGTCATGGGGCAGGAATGATTGGGGACAATTAGCTCAAAATATAGCTGTTGCTGTAAATGTATCGTCCCCAGTTCAAGTAGGACCGCTTGCTACATGGACAACACCTTATGGCGGCGGTGATAATTTGGGCGCTTTCAACGTCCCATCCCTAGAAGCGTCTAACTTGTTTGCTTGGGGATCTAATGAAAATGGACAATTAGCTCAAGGTGATCTTATCAATCGCTCCTCACCAGTACAAGTTAGTAGTCAAACTTCATGGAGTATTGTTTCTTACGGTACAAATTTCATGGCGGGAATTAAATCTAATGGAACTTTATGGACTGCTGGTCGAAATGGTACAGGCCAACTAGCTCAAAATAATATTGTATATAGGTCTGCAATAGCTCAAGTTGGTACAGATACTAATTGGTCAAACGTATATTCTGGATATGCATTCGTAACAGCTGTAAAAACAAATGGCACACTTTGGGCGTGGGGACACAATATTTCTGGTCAAGTAGGTGATGGCACTGTAATTAATAGGTCGTCTCCAGTTCAAATTGGCGCTTTAACTACATGGTTAAAAATATCTAATGGTTATCTTCATGGCGCTGCGATTAAAACTGATGGTACGCTTTGGTCTTGGGGATCTGCAAATAACGGTCAAACAGGTCAAAATGATGTAGTTAATCGTTCATCTCCAACGCAGATTGGTGCTGGAACTACTTGGTTGTCAGTTAGCGCTGGCGATTATTTTACCATCGCTACAAAAACCGATGGAACACTTTGGACATGGGGAATTAATGGAAATGGTCAGTTAGGCAAAAATGATACAGTAAATCGCTCATCACCCGTACAAGTTGGCGCATTAACCACATGGTTAACTGTAGAAGCGGCGTATGCTGGGGTTCTTGCAATTAAAACAGATGGTACGTTATGGTCATGGGGTAGAAACAACTATGGGCAGTTAGGGCAAAATGATACTATTGCTCGTTCATCTCCTGTGCAGGTGGGGGCTTTAACTACATGGTCTAAGGTTTCTGGGAATTTATCACAGTCAATAGCCATAAAAACTGACGGTACATTATGGTCATGGGGCGGTGGAATAAGTGGAACCAGCGGATTTGATGACTTAGTAAAACGCTCATCACCTGTACAATTAGGAAGCAATACTAACTGGTCAGCCGTTACTCAAGGATCTAGCTATTATCAATGTGGGGCACTAACAACTTAAGGAGAAAAGGGTGAAATCCCTATTTTTTAGCTACGACACTGTCGTAGACAAGGCGTACATCATCAGAGTCGCTGGCAATCAAAACTCTGAGACACAAGCAAAAAGATGTTCAGACTCATGCGATACCGTGGGTCAGCCTTGGGAATACTGGGAAGCCTACAACGGTCTCTCTGGTGAAATACAGCCACCAGCCCATCACAATAGCGTGATGAAGATGATTAAGGTGACAGACCACTACCTAACCCGTGGAGAGGTTGCCTGCGCTCTTTCACATATCAGTCTATGGGCTAAGTGCGTAGAACAAGACAAGCCTCTTATCGTTCTAGAGCATGACTCCGTAATGACCCAAGCCTTTACCCAACATGGCGTTTATAACTCCATCTGCTTCCTAGGCTCACACGAACAAGTAAAACAAGGCTGGGGAGTCTTTCCTACGCCACCACACGCATCAGAAGGTCCTAACTACCACTTTATCTGTCGCGCACACGCTTATGCAATCGACCCTGCGGTAGCCAAGAACATGTTAGCGCATGTCTTAAAGTATGGTATCTGCGCTCCACTTGATATATTATTGAGGGCTGACATTTTTCCTATCCATCAAATGGGCATCTATGCTTACGATGAAAAGGGTGCAGAGACAACAATATTAAACCGTCCGAAAGCTGGACGCACAACGGAACGTAACGACAACTTGGAGAAATAAATGAAATTCACCGTGCTGTTTCACGAGTACGCGCAGCAAAGTATTACAAGTTTGGTAAGTAGATTTGGAGTTCCGAAAGTAGTTATAGAGATAGGATTGTTTGAGGGCAACACGACCTTCAACCTAACTCAAGAGATGGTTAAGCGTTACCCAGAGTATAAGCACTATGCGATTGATCCGTTTGGTGCATCAGCCGACTTACCTAACGAGGTGGTCAACGAAGCTGAAGTAATATTTAAAGCTAACCTAGAAGAGTTCGAGCATAAAGGCAACATCGAGTTTATGCAGATGACCTCTAAGGACGCGCTACTGGAGTTATACACTCGTGGCGTGAAGGCTGACTTGATTTACATTGATGGCGACCATAGAGCTGCAGCCGTGCTAGAAGACCTCGTTATGGGGTTCAATCTACTCAACGACGGTGGCATCCTACTATGCGATGACTGCATTGCTTGGCGCCAAGAACGGTTACAGGATAACCCTAAGCTAGCGGTGGACAGCTTCTTAAACTGCTACTGGGATAAGGTAGCTGTAGAACAACTAGGTAATGGATATCAGATAGCAATACGCAAGCTATGAAAATACTGATTATGGGACTACCTGGCGCTGGTAAAACAACGCTAGCTAAAGCATTAGCGAAGCGGTTAAAGGCTACGCACTACAATGCCGATGACGCAAGACGGCTGCACGATGACTGGGACTTCTCGGTAGAGGGCAGGATACGTCAAGCAACGAGACTAGGTGAGTTATGTGATGCAGCTGAGACAGAGCATGTGATTGCAGACTTTGTTTGCCCTACTAGCGAGACACGCAGAGCCTTTGGGGAAGCCTTTATTATATGGGTTGACCGCATAGACGAAGGTCGCTTTGCTGATACGAACAAGTTATTTGAGCCGCCAACGATTGTTGATGTGGTTGTGCCAGAGGGCATGTTAGTGGACGAAGAGGTCTCATTGATTATGCACGAGATCAACAAAAGATGATAGTATTTACTAACGGGTGCTTTGACATCCTGCATAGAGGCCACATAGAGTACTTAAAAGAAGCCGCCAAGATTGGCAGTCTAGTGGTAGGGTTGAATTCTGACGCATCGGTCAAGCGTTTAAAAGGCGAAACAAGGCCTATTAACAATCAGGAAGACAGGAAGGCAATGCTGCTAGCGTTGCGCTATGTAGATGAAGTAATTATCTTTGATGAAGATACACCGCTAGAGTTGATTAAGCGGATTGATCCAGACGTAGTAGTTAAGGGCGGCGATTATAAGCCGGACCAGGTGGTGAGTGGTGGCAAGCCTGTCATTATTATGCCTATGTTAAAGGGTTACTCAACGACGAAGATGATATGCGACTTGATGGAATTGTAAAGAAGGGCTGGGGTTCAGAGCTAATCTGGGCTACGAATGACAAGTATTGTGGCAAGCTGATGCACTTTAATGCTGGCGCTAAGTTCTCGATGCACTTTCATTCAGCCAAGGACGAGACATGGTATGTCCAGTCTGGCAAGTTTAAGGTAGTGATAATTAACACTAGGGATGCAAGTCGGAGTGAGTTTACGCTTAATCCAAGTGACACTTGGCATAACCCACCGTTAGTGCCACACCAACTGATTTGTTTAGAAGCTGGGACAATTATAGAGGTCTCAACCCCTGATAGCGTAGAAGACAACTACAGAGTAGAGCCTGGAGACAGTCAATGCGAGTCTTGGTAATTGGTGATGCGTGTATAGACGAGTACCGTTATGGCGTGATAAACAGGATTAATCCTGAGTCTACTGCCCAGCTACTGAGTTTTGTGAAGAAAGACGAACGCCTAGGGATGGCCTATAATGTGGCTGACAACCTACGTTCATTTGGCATAGAAGTGGATTTAGTGGTACCAGATAAGATTTCGCGCAAGGTTAGATTTATAGACATGCGAACAGGCGACCACTTACTTAGAGTAGATGAAGACGTAATCTGTGCGCCTTATGTGCCACAAGAGAAATACGATTACGATGCGATAGTAATATCAGATTATAACAAGGGGTTCATTACAACGGAAGCGGTGAGGGCAATACGCAATACCTTCGGCGGTTCAATGTACATGGACACCAAAAAGACAGACTTAGCGAAGTTTAACGGGATCATGCTTAAAATTAATGAAATAGAGTACCACAATGCACAGTCACTCAACGACAACTACGTGGTGACTAGAGGGGCTAGGGGATGCATCTATACAGGCATAGAGTACCCAGTAGAGCAGATTGATGTAGTGGACGTGTGTGGTGCTGGGGATGTATTCCTAGCCGCGATGGTAGCAGAGCACTTAAGAACCGACACTATGGGAAAAGCTTTGACTTACGCTAATAAGAAGGCAGCAGAGTCTTGCACTAAGCTAGGCGCCGTATGCGTATCCTAGTCACGGGACATAAAGGCTTTATAGGGCAGAACATGATGGAGGCATTGGCCGATCATGATTTGACCGGGTACGAGTGGGGCGATAAGCCATACAGTTTAGATAACATAGATCGTGTGATTCACCTTGGCGCTATTAGCAGCACATCGTGCACTGACATAGAGGCGCTTAGGGCGCAGAACATAATGTTTAGCTATGACTTAATTGATCAGTGCATAGAGCGTCGCATACCAATACAGATGGCCTCTAGCGCTAGCGTATACGGTAAAGACAACACAACCTTTAAAGAGACAGACTTAGCAGTGCCCAATACTCTGTATGCTTACAGCAAGTTGCTGGTAGAAACAAAGTATAATTTACAACAGCTGCCCAGTACGGTACAATTTTTTAGGTATTTTAATGTGTACGGTAAGCACGAGGACCATAAGGGCGATCAAGCTTCACCGTATAGCAAATTTAGAAAGCAGGCTGAGCAGGGTGAGATCCGGTTGTTTGAAGGTAGCGCTAACTTTAAGCGTGACTTTGTGCCGGTCGAGACTGTTATAGATGTGCATAAGAAGTTTTTTGATATTGCTGAGTCAGGTGTATGGAATGTTGGCACTGGCGAGGCAACGTCATTTGAAGATGTTGCAAAACAGATAGCGTCTGAATCAGGGGCTGAAATAGTAGAGATACCAATGCCAGCAAATTTACGCGGCGGTTATCAAGCTTATACAAAAGCAGACTTGACAAAATTAAATAAGACGCTGAAGGGTTGAACATGGAACAAGGACTAGTAAATATCGTCATCATGGGGACTGGCTCAGTCTTTGGATGGGTGCTGCGGATGCTATGGACAGCGTCGCAAGAATTAAAAGCCGATCTAGCAAAGCTACGCGAAGAGTTACCCAAGGATTACGTCTCTAAAGACGATTACCGCCAGGATGTGAAAGATTTAAAGAATGCCATCGAGCGCGTCTTTGACATACTAGAAAAACGTAGGCCAACATGAATTTTGAAAAATTAATTCAGATGGCATTTCCAGTCATCGTGGCCGCCATAGGCTGGATGATTAGCAGCGTAAACGCTATGCAAGCAGACCTTATCAACATCAAGTCTAAGATGCCTATTCTCATTACAGAGCAAGGCGTTCCTACTGATAGCCCCATTAGCGCTGAACGTAGAGCTAATATGAAAGAAGACTTAATGGAAAAAATTAGCGAGCTACAGGTACAAGTTAAGCTAATCGAAGAACGTGAAAAACAAAGGAGCAAATAATGTTTACTCTATTAACCACAGTTGTTAGCTTCTTGTCTGGTGGTATGCCTAAACTATTAGACTTCTTTCAAAACCGCTCAGACAACAAGCATGAAATTCAAATGGCGCAATTGCAGTTTACGCAGCAGTTGGAGTTACAAAAAGCAGGCTTCACATTAAAAAAAGAACTAGAGGAGATCAAGTATGATGAAATTCAACTTACTACACAAGCTCAAGAGCGTACTGCCTTATATGCGCACGACATTGAAATCGGTAAAGGCGCGAGCACATGGGTTATTAATGCAAGAGCGATGGTTCGTCCGGTTATCACTTACGGGCTGTTTGGTCTTCTTGTGTTTATTGATTTATTTGGCTGTTATTACGCAGTAAAGACAGGCGCAGAGTATTCAACGGTAATTAATCTACTATGGGACGACGACACTCAGATTATCTGGGCGTCGGTTGTCTCATTTTGGTTTGGAACTCAAGCATTTGGTAAAAAATGAAGACGTCTCAGGCAGGTTTGGATTTAATCAAGCGGTATGAGGGAGTCAGACGTAAACCGTATCGTTGCCCTGCTGGTCTTTGGACTGTGGGTGTTGGGCACCTTATCGGTGATGGGCTTAGCTTACCTGATAGCTGGAATAGGAATTTAGAGGCCGCAGAGATTGACGCACTATTGGCTAAGGATGTCGCACGATTTGAGCGTGGGGTTGCACGTTATATATCTGCAAGACTTACACAGGGTCAGTTTGATGCTCTTGTTAGTTTTAGCTTTAATCTTGGTCTTGGTACACTTCAGCGATCAACCTTGCGTCAAAAGATTAATAGGGGAGATAAGGACGGTGCTATTCAAAGTCTCCTCAAGTATAATAAAGCCGCTGGTAAGGTGCTTAAAGGGCTAGACCTACGCCGTAAAGCAGAGGCACAATTATTTAACAGTATTTACTAATTGCGTTTTTAGGTTATAATTATCAAAAAAATCGACTGCTGTATAAGTAGTCATGTAACTAAGGATTTTACATGGCATACGTTATGACTTTCGATTCATTGAAACAAGACCTTCGACGTTATCTCGAACGTGGTTTCACTGAACAAGATGATCCGCTTGTTTATGAGCAAATTCCTCGCCTAATTAACATGGCTGAGCGACGTATCGCGCGCGAGCTAAAAGTCCAAATACTCCAAACTGTAGTAACCTCAACCCTTCAAGCAGGGGTCTCTGTTTATCCTAAACCAGATCGCTGGCGCGATACCGTTTCCATGAATTACGGCACAACGGAGCGTACGCCACTGTTTACTCGTTCTTACGAGTATTGCCGCTCGTATTGGCCAGACGAGGGTGAAACTGGTACGCCTCAATTTTATTGTGACTACGACTATAAACACTGGCTAATTGTGCCCACTCCAGCTACAGCAGAAAACATTGAAATCCTATACTACGAACTACCCCCATTGTTAGATGATGAAAATCAACAAAATTGGATTACCGACTTTGCGCCAAACTTATTGACGTATGGCGCCTTACTTGAGGCAACGCCTTTCTTAAAACAAGACGAACGCATTCAAATGTGGCAAGGTTTTTATGACCGCGCTGCTCAAACTCTTAACGGCGAAGACCTATCTAAAATCCTTGACCGTAATGCTCAAAGGATGGAGGCTTAATAAATGGCAAACTACACCCAAGTATTTGGTGGAACAAATATCTACCCATCAGATGTTTCATACAGCGCGTTAGCGTTAACCGGCGACGAGATACTATTTTGGCCTCTTGAAGCAGACGCAGGAGTGCCTGTTGTTTCAAGTATTATTGACGTTACCTCTGACCAGGCTAACCGAGTTATCTACATGCCGGACGCCATGCAGGCAAGTAACGGTGTCACGACCTTGTTTAATAACGTAGGCTCTTATCCAATTATTGTTAAGTCTACAACAGGCGTGACTTTATTATCGGCAGCAGCTGGTACAACGTGGCAACTATACTTAACAAACAACACAACTCAGTCAGGCACATGGCGAGCGTATCAATTTGGCGCTGCTGTATCTTCAGCTAACGCTGCAACTCTAGCCGGCAACGGTTTAATTGCTATTAGCTCAACGCTGCAAACGGCACAACCTACAATTACGTTGTCAGTAAACTACACTGTTCTTATTACCGATCGAGCCTATACCTTTATTTGGAATGGCGGTGCCGGTACATTAACGCTACCCTCTGCTGCGCTAATGGGCGATAACTTCTTTATTCAAGTTAAAAACATTGGTTCAGGAACCTTAACGGTTGCTCCATCAGGCGTTAATTTAATTGACGCTGGGCTTAGCGTTGCGTTTCAACCTAACGATTCAGCATTAATCTTAACGGACGGTTCAGACTGGTACACCATTGGTTTGGGCAGAAGCCCCGACTTTGGTTTTGATTATACCGTGGTCAACATACCTGGTTCTGGTAACTACACACTGACGTCTACCGAACTAAACCGCGTGGCATATAGCTTTACCGGTATTTTAACTGGCAACCGCAGTGTTATTGTTCCACCAACAATCCAACAGTATTGGGTGGACAATAATACAACAGGCGCGTATACCTTTACTATTAAAACATCAGGTGGTGTTGGCGTAACCATCGCACAAGGTGCCCGTGCTATTACTTATTGTGATGGTTCTGACGTTATTGCTGCCGATACCGGTGGATTATCTAGTCCTATTTCGATCGCTGAGGGTGGCACAGGGGCAACGACAGCAGCTGGCGCTAGAATTAATTTAGGGCTTGACCCAGTTGACGGTGGATCCTTCTAATGCCTTCAACCCCTATGGTCTTGAAATCCCTCCCTGGCATTAAGCGGGATGGGACTAAATACGAAGGTGACTTTTACGTTGACGGCCAGTGGGTTCGTTTTCAACGTGGGCTTCCTCGTAAGATGTGGGGCTATCGAGCAATTAATAAGTACCTGACTGAGATTAGCAGGGGCTTTACAAACTTTGTTCAACAAAGAACGGTGTACTGCCACTCTGGTTCAGCTAGGTATTTACAGCGTTTTACGCTAGACGGCAATGGTAATAGCTCAGTTATTACTAACAGAACGCCACTATCTGGCTTTACCGGTAGTGAACAAAACACCTGGATGTTTGACGTTATGTACGACTCATCATCAACGGATAACTCGTTGATAGCGTATGTCACAGAAAATATAAGTTGTATTTGTTCTGACACGCAAGGCGCCATATTTATAGGTGATTTACTTGGGACAGCACCGTTAACTGAAATAACGTTGCCGCCAGGTATAACTGTGTCAGGTGGTATTGTTGCTCTGCATCCTTACTTATTTTATTACGGCACAGCTGGCATCATTGGCTGGTCAGTTGCCGGTGATCCAACAGACTTAACAGGATCGGGCTCTGGAACTGCTCGTGTAGCAGGTCAAAAGATTGTCAAAGGCTTAACGCTAAGAGCGGGTTCTGGATCAGCACCTGCTGGTTTATTTTGGGCGTATGATTCATTAATTCGTTGTACCTTCACTGGTGGAGCAACGGTGTTTCAGTTTGACACTGTGTCAGACGGCATTACAGTTATGTCGCCAAACGGCATTATTGAGTACGATGGTATTTACTACTGGGCTGGCGTTGATCGTTTTTATATGTTCAACGGTGTGGTTAGAGAGTTGCCTAACTCGCTCAACTTTAACTGGTTCTACGATAACGTAAACCGCAATTATTTAATGAAAGTATTTGCCGTTAAGGTGCCAAGGTTTGGTGAGATTTGGTGGTGTTATCCAAGAGGCGATGCGACTGAATGCACGCACGCTGTTGTTTATAACGTTCGTGAGAACACTTGGTACGATACTGAATTGCCTAATGATGGACGTAGCGCTGGACAATATTCACCAGCATTTAACGGTCCGCTTTTAACTGGCGTAGTTAATATTGATACTTCTAACACACGCATTACTCAAGAAGGCGATATTCGTATTACGCAAGACGGCCGTACTCGTGGAACAGAAACAAATAATGGCTATAAAGTATGGCGCCATGAGATAGGTGTTGATGAGATTGATGGCGCTAACATCTTTCCAATTCAGTCTTACTTTGAACTGGCAGACATGTCATTGTTGGCTAACCCACAGGGCGCCATGAACAAGTCAATTAGGATCGACTTGATTGAGCCAGACTTTGTACAGGCTGGCGATATGACCGTTCAAGTAACTGGCCGTGCTAACGCCAGGTCTAAAGAAGTGACAGGCGAGCCTAAAGTATTTACTGATTCAGCGGCGACTGTGCCAGAGCAAGTCGTGTACTTTAAAGACATTCGCCGTGAGATGCGTTTTAAATTTGAAAGCAATACCGTTGGTGGAGATTACCAGATGGGCCAAGTTATTGCGCACATTGAGCCAGCTGACGGTACGGTGTTGGGCGGCGTATAATGAGCATCAACTTAACTCTCCCTTACGGATTAGAATTAAGAGATTGGGCAGATCAAATTATTTTAGATTTAGATAGCTTTGGTAGCTTTTCTAAGTTGATGAACGATGAAGAATGGAAAGATTGGGCGGTGCAATGGGTGGCAAACACCGGGTTGAGTACTTACTCACCACCTAATCCTTACCAGTTTAATAATTGGCAAGATTGGGCAGAACGATTTGTGGATACACTATCATAGAATTAAGATTAGGAATTAATTATGGACCAAAATAATCAACAACTAGCACAATACAAAGCAGAGATCCGCAAAGGCATCGAAGGCTTAGACTTGTCTAATGAAGAGATTCAACAACTTGTTGAGATGTTTACATACATTATTCAGCATCCAGATCAGTATGCTCAAGTATTACAACAAGCTATTGAAAGTGATGTGCTTGATGAGGGCGACTTACCAGAAGAGTATGACGCACAATTAATTGCAGCCATCTTAGGCGTACTTAAAGAGATGGAAGCGCGTAATAGCGAGACTGGTTATAAGCGAGGTGGCCTAGCTAGCGCAGCAAAGGAGTTAGCGGCTAAGGGCCGTGGTGGGGACACCATTCTTGCACACATTAATCCAATGGAAGCGCGCGCATTAAAGAGAATGGGTGGCTCTGGTACGATTAATCCATCTACTGGACTACCAGAGTTTAAGTTTGGCAAGTTTCTTAAGAAGATAGTTAAAGGTGTTGTAAAAGTAGCAAAGGGTATTGTAACAAGCCCAATATTCCAAGTTGGTTTAATGATTGCGTTCCCACAACTTGCACCAATGATTGGTCAATCATTTGGGTTAACTGGCGCTATGGCAGCAGCTGCTGGACAAGCCGTTATCGGTGGCGGCATGGCCGCCTTAAGTGGTGGCAACATCCTTCAAGGTGCTGCGCTAGGTGGTATTGGTGGTTACGCTGGTGCCGGTGGATTTGGTGACATTTTACCAAGCAGTGTTACCTCAGGACTTAGTTCTACAACTAAGGGTCTACTAAACTCAGGAATTTCTGGCGCCTTAGCAGGTACTGTCACAGGGCAAGGTGCTCTTAAGGGGGCACTAACTGCTGGTGCCACTAATATAGCTGGCAATTTATTACAAGGTTACAAGCCAACCGGTGACTTCCTTAAAGGTGAAGGTGCACTTAATAAGATTGCAAGCTCTGCCGTAGAGGGTGCAAAAACTGGTGCAAACCTTGGCGGCAGTCCATTGGCTGGCGCAACAATGGGAGCGATGGGCGGTGCAGGTAACATTGCATTGCAAGGCATGAACTTCTCTAGCCCAGCCCTGCAAGAAATTATTCAGCCTACCGCGCAAGAAGCTATTAACAACCAATTAATTCAACCACAAAGCGGTATTCCTGAGCCAACTAGTACTGACGCTTATAATGCAAGTACCTTAGCCAACATGGGGCAACAACCAATTGGTCCTAACATGGGGCAAACTAACATGGGTGATGTTCCAGCGACTGCGCCTGGTACAACAAACCCATACAGCTTACAACCTGCTGTACCTAATTTTAATCCTACTCAAACTGGCGCACAGGCTGTTGGAAACTATGGCTTTACATCGCAACCCGATACAAGCCAAAGCTTCTTACAGCATTTACAAAGTGCTACGGGTATTGGTCAAGGTGCAACACCAGCTACACCAGCCACGCCAGCCACACCAGCTGGTACCGCTCCAGGCGGCATGGGTGGTATGGATATGCTTAAGTATGGTGCGCTTGGTATGGGTGCCCTTAGTTTAATGGGCCCTAAAAAATTACCACAAACAGTACAACAAGAAGGTCACCCTGATCAACGCAAGTTAATGAACATGGTTGGTGCTATGGATCCGCAACAACGTCAATACCTTGAGAGCACAAATCAACTCGGTACATGGTTAGCACAAAACTGGGGGAACGTGGCAGGGGGTGCGTATGCTACGCCAGCTAATGTTCCTGTTGGTAAGGCTGAGGGCGGAATATTATCTATGTTAGCTCGTGGTGGTGGATCAGGTCGTGATGATACAATAGAGGCTAGATTAAGTGACGGTGAGTACGTGATAGACGCCGAGACAGTTGCCATGTTGGGTGACGGCAGTACTGATGAGGGCGCAAGTCGTCTTGATCGAATGAGAGAACAAATTAGAATGCACAAGGGTAGAAATTTAGCTAAGGGTAAAATAAGCCCAAACGCTAAAAGCCCGTTGGCATATTTAGGAGGGAAATAAGATGGCTGATTTATTTAGCGGTACACCCGCACCAACGTACGTTAAAACAACCACTGACCAACCGAAATGGTTACAGGATGCCATTTATAATCAAATAAACACTGCCACTACTATTGCTAACATGCCGTATCAAGCGTATACGGACCCCTCTGGTAAGGCAATCCCTCGTGTATCAACAGCAACACCTGATACGCAAACCGCGTATCAAATGACTCGTGAGAATGTTGGTGCTTGGCAACCTGGCATGACGACCGCCATGACTGGCACTGAGGCTTTAACTGGTCAAAACGCAGGTGTTGATACTGGTTTAGGTTACATGCAAAAAGCTGCCGGAATGGATGCAGTTGCATCAGCTGATCCTTATTTAAAACAATCATCAAATTTAGTTACCAACGCCGCTGGTCAAAAGATGTTACCTGGCGTAACAGGCTATCTAAATCAGGCGCAACAAACAAGCGGCATTAATGCTGCGCAACCGTATTTAGGCAGAGCTGGTCAGTCTTCTGCTAATTACATTCAAGATTACATGAACCCTTACAACCAGGCTGTTACAAGCCAGATTGCTAATCTTGGTGCGCGTAATCTGTCTGAAAACTTATTGCCTGGTGTGTCCGATGCGTTTATTCGGTCTGGTACGTTTGGTGGTACTCGCATGGGTGAGTTTGGTCAACGTGCATTGCGCGATACACAAGAGTCTGTTCTAAATCAACAAGCTCAGGCGCTGCAACAAGGTTATGGCCAAGCTATGTCTGCTGCTCAAGCTGAGGCACAAAAACAACTTCAAGTTGGTCAAGCTGCCGGTACATTGACTGGTCAGCAACAACAAGCGTTACTGCAAGCTGGTCAACAATATGGCGCAGTTGGTGCTCAAGATATTGCCTCTCAGTTACAAGCGGCACAACAAGCTCAAAATATTGGTCAAAGTTACGGCACACTAACTGGTCAGCAACAACAGAATTTAGCCAACATTGGTAATCAATACGCAGGCACCTCAATCAGTGAGGCGCAGCGTCAGCAGTCAGCGTTACAACAGTTGGCTAATCAAGCGCAACAACAGCAAGGTCTGATGACTGGTGATGCCGCAGCACTGCAATCAATTGGTTCTGCGCAACAAGCTCAAAAACAACAAGAGTTAGACGCTGCTTATGCTTCCTGGAAAGAGCAACAAGACTATCCTAAAACACAAGCTGATTGGCTTAACACGCAAATTCGTGGTATGGCGCCTAATGTGGCTACATCACAAACTCAAACAGGCACTGGTTATGGTCCTAGCATCGCTACTCAAGGTGCACAAGGATTAGCCGCTCTTGCCGGTATTTATAAATTAGCCAATCCTTAAGGAATAAATTATGGCGAATACTACATACAATCCAAATCCATATGATTGGAAATCGTTGTTGGCTAATTACGCAACGCCGGCAAGTATTAATACACAATACAATATTACTCCTGCTCCCTATACGCCTAGCTATGGTTATGAGTTACAACAGCTAATGGCACAACAAGGCTCTGCGCCTGCGCTTAGATACGATGTAGCTAATCCAACCAGTGCATTGTCTACTTATGCTAACAGGGTGTTGCAAGATTACAACACTCGCAATCCAACCAAAACAGCCTCAGCCTTTAATGAGACTGCGTTAAATGATTATATTAAGAATTACAACACTGCCAATAATATTAATTTGTCTTCTTTTAAACAGACAGTAACGCCAGAGCAGCAAGCGCAAATACTGGCGCAGTACGGTGGTGGTAAAACCGCATTGACAGACAAAATGTACAATTCTTACATCGCTGACTATAACAAGGGTAATGACTTAACTGCAGCCCAAGAACAACAAAAAATCGTTGATGAGTACAACGCCAGTCGCACGGCCAATCAAAGTGCGTACGATGCCAGTTTAGCTGATTACAATACTCGCGCTGCTGCCGTTAAAGCTAATCCACAAGAGTATTATAAACCTGTTCAAATGTACGAAACGCCGGTAGTACAAAACGCATACTACAATAAGTTTGCGCCTAAACAAGCGCAACAAGAACAAACAGTGACGGCTGCCGCATGTGGTGGCCTTATGCGTAAGTACGCTGACGGCGGCGCAGTTCAACCACAGAAACCAATGGTGCAAGACATGATGCAACGTTATAACATTCAGCGTCAACCAATCCGACCACTAGGTCAAGCTCCTATGAGCCAACCGCCTATGGGTCAACCACCTATGGGCCAAATACCTATGGGCCAACCACCTATGGGCCAAATGCCTATGGGCCAAATGCCTATGGGTCAGCCGCCAGCAATGCAACCTAAACAATTTTACAACGGCGGTGCCGTACGTGGTTATGCAGATGGCGATTTAGTAACTGATGATAACGGCCAAGCGTTTGCTGATGCTTTTGCAGCGGGGCAACAACAATTTCCTACGCGACAAGATGAGCCTATCAATCAAATGGCTCAACGTTATGACATTGATCCTGCCCAGGCTAAATCTTACGAAGAACAACGCGCTTTGTTAGCACAATTGCAAACTGCGCTTGGCAAACAACAACCTAAAAATACAGGCGCATCTGACGCAGAGGCTTACTTTAGAATAGCGGCTGCGTTAGGCAGGCCTACAAGGTTTGGTAGTTTTGGTGAAAGCCTAGGCCCAGTTGCTGAGTCATTGGCAGACACAATGGCCTCACGTAAAGAATCAGAGCGCCTTGGTGCGGCACAACAAATTGCTAACATTCAAGCTCGCATGGGTTTATTAAAAGAGCAACGTGAGTTGGGCAAAGAAGAAAACTTACAAAAAATGGTCTACAAGTACATGAACAAAGGCAAAAACGTTATTGATGACGTTTCAGGAAAATCAGCTAGTGATAGCGACGGTTTGCCAGATGACATGAGAGCGCTTATTTTGACACAGCCGCCAGAGAAAGCCATTGCAACATTGATTGACTTCGCTAAAGAAAACAACAAGCCTTCTGACTTAATCAGAGGCGTTAAGTATTTAGTTGCCAATAACGCTATTTCTCCGGAGAAAGGTAATGAAATTATTCAAGACAACCTACAAGGCAAGGTTGAGCAAATAGATGTGTCTGTTCCTGAGTTAGGCGGCACGTTTAAACTTACTGGCCCTGAGGCTCGCAAGTACTATGAGTCTAGCATATTGCCTACTCGTTTAGCTCCTAAGGGTGCTCAAGCAAGCCCAACTCCTGGTGCAGCTCAACAACAAGCACCTTTGTCACAAGAACAAATGGAAGCTAAAAAAGTAGCGCTTACTGAGCAAGCAAAGGCAGACATTGAAGAGGGCAAAACATTGGTTGCGTCTAAACCATTTGCTCAAAAACAAGTACAGCTTGCTAAGACTATCTCAGGTATGGCTAAAACTAACCCTAAATCCTTCGGTATAATTGCCGACCCTGGTTTAAGTAACGCGGTTGCTACTATTATTGATAAGGGCGTAAGCACACCGTGGGGCGCAATCAGCGTTGACGTTGAAGAGCCTTTAGCTAAGTTAAAATTAAGCAAAACAGACTTACAAGCACGTCGTCAAGTCTTACAACCATTGATTGAGATGGAAATTGGCTTCCGTAAGTTATACCTTAAAGGTGAAGGCCCCGTGTCTAACGTAGAGGGTGAATTGGCTAAGTTCATTGGTCCGCAATTGTCTGACGACCCTGTGACTGTTCAACGTAAGGCTGGCATGATTGAAATCGGTGCGGCCAAACAAGCTAGAGTGATTGATGCTTACCAAGCGTATAAATCTAAGCACCCTGAAGCTGGACCACAATCTTTTTATCAAACGCCTGAATTCAAAAATATTGAAGCAGCGTATGATAAGAAGTACATGGACTTTGTGCAAAAAAATAATATTCCGTTTGAATATAAAGGCCCGGCAAGCACTGGCGGCAGTATAGTAGAACGTTTAAGACAAGAACGCGCTAACCGTCAAGGAAGATAAACATGGCAGAAACTACTATTGTTCTCCCTCCTATTGAGGTGGGTAAAGAAACAAATGGGATTGATTTTTCTAAACTGTCTGATGAGCAATTAATTATTGCTGAAAAAATTGTCGCCGAGGCTGAAAAGCAAGGTGTTGATCCTGAGCTTATGCTTGGCATTGCTCACATTGAAAATCGTTTTAAAACTGGGTCGTCACCAAAGGGCGCGTTAGGCCCTATGCAATTAATGCCTGGTACAGCTGAAGAATTAAAAGTTGATCCAAACGACATTGATCAAAACATTTCTGGCGGCATTACTTATTACAAGCGTATGCTCGATAAGTATAAGGGCGACCCATACATTGCTGGGATTGCTTACAACGCTGGCCCTGGTGTGGCTGATAAGTTCTTAGAGACAGATGATCTTAGTGTTATCCCAACCGAGACGCTTGACTATGTAGATCAACTAGACAAACTATACAAGCCAAAAGAAGCCGAGATTGATACCGGCGAAACACCAATCATTACCATTCCCAAAGAACAAAAAGCTCCCTTTGAGCGTAACGCCTTAGCCGAAGCCACTGGTGCAACATTAGGTGCAACAGCCGGTGTGCTTGGTGGTGCGTACGGTGAAACAAAACTTAAACAAGCTGAGGCTGCTGAAAAGGCCACTCAACGTCAAGTTACGTCAGCAGAAAAACGTATTGCTGCCGGTGAAACTCGTTTGTCTGCCAAAGAGGGCGAGCACACAGGCCGTATTAAAATACAAACAGCGACCGTAGAGAACGCTGCTAAAGAGGCTGCTCGTTTACGCGAGGCGCAACTAGCGGCAGAGGAACGATTGGCCAAGGCTACAGAAAACGCTCGTCGATACGGCGTACTAGAAGAGACTGTTAAGACCACGCCAGGTGGCGTAACGCAGCAAGGTGGCTTAGGCTCCGGCGCAATGCGTCACTCTAACGTTATGGGCGAAGTTCATGAGGCCAACGTTGTACGCAAAGGTACAGAGGCGGCTGGCTCTGGCTACTCACAAAAATCACGTTTGATTGTTCCTGATAAGTACGCAGGTGCGTCTGTCTATAATCCTGAACAAATTGCTGCGCAAAAACAATTGGCCGCTGCTGATGCAGAGTACCAACGTTTAGCTAAGGCTGCCGAAAATGCTGAAACCGCTGCTCAAAAAGAAGCCGAGCGCTTACGCAACTTAACAGAAAAAGGCCCGACTGGTAAAACAACGGCGCAAGCAAACTTAGATGTGGCCAAACAAGACTACGCCAATGCAAAAGCTAAGAAGTTACCAGGCCTTGGTACAAACGTCGCTCGTTACTTAAGCAGAATACCTGGCATGTCTATGTTGCCGGGCGCTGGTGCGGGTTTAGATTTAGTTGAGGCCGGTGAGCGCTTTAAACAAGGCGACTACCCAGGCGCAGCAATCAGTGGTGTTGGTGCCCTTGGTGGTGCATTGTCTATGGTGCCGCCTATTGGTCCAGTTGGTGCGGGTCTTAAAGTTATCGGTGGTTTGACTTCACTTGCTGCGCCAGCCATTAACTACTACCGTGACTCTAATGAAGAAGAAAAATCACCTGCTAAATTTGGATTAGGTGGTGCCGTAAAAGGATACGCCGAAGGTGGCAACAAGGGCAAAGACATCGATGAGCTAGTTGAGTATTATGGCCATAGATTAGATGACAGCAACAGCGACATGCGGTCACCCGTTATTTCAGACGAGGGCAACGTGGTTCGTAACATGGTTGCACAAAGAGACAGACTGGCTGACAAATATATTGGTGGTGCAGGTCGTTTGGCATCTAAGGGTTTAGAAAAGTTAAGAGATGCATTAAATAGTAGCCCGGCGTTTGATGAAAGTGTGCTCTATCCAAAAAGCAGCAAATTAGATGTAGGTGATTTTTTAATTGGTCAAATGCCAGAGGCACTGTATGACTATACTACTGCCGGCATGCCTGGACCAGTGCTTGGTAATAAGTGGGTACCTAACCCAGCCACTGGTGGGATGATGCATACAGATCCATACGGTGATATTAGAGCGTTAGATTTTCTTAACCTGGCTGGTATTGAAGTGCCAATAGTATCTGCTGCAAAAGCAGGGCTACCTTTAGTTAAAGCTGGCGGCAAAAAATTATTTAACGAACTAGCGTCACAATATGAAGCGGGTACTGGTATTGGTAAGTACATGGTTGAACCTAGAATGAATATTGTTGAAAAAGATAAAGGTAAAACAATAAGAACAAACGACAGAGGCGCAGAAGTTACTCGCGCTAGTAGAACAAACAAAAAAACAGGTCAGTATGTTGGCGCACCTCCAGGTATTGATTCGCCACAGGCACTTGGTGCTTTAGTAAATGATTATGTTAAAGGTATGGAGCAAGGCTTACCAGGTAGAAATTTTTATACCGATTCAAGTAAAGATATTTGGGATCGAACTGGTCACAATATGACAGAAGCTGATTTGTTAGCTCAAAACATTGCTATTTTAAGTAGAGCAAATAATGTTGGTGGCAATACATCAATGTCCGCTAAAGCGCATATTCAAGCAGCAACCGGCGATCCTATTAAAACAGGTCGATTCCCAAGTAAAGATTCGCCACCATTACAAGCAATGTATGACGCAGGGCAAGCAGAATACCTTGGGCATAAACGCGATCCGTTTGCAACACAATTGGGCGTTGCTTATGCTCCAGAAAGAATTGGTCGTGGTGTTAACGATATGCATGAAGCCGAATTAATGGGGTATCCAACAGGTAAAGTTGCTGGGGCAACGCAACATTCATTTATGGATGAAATACGAGCTCGTGCTATTGATAAAGCAAATCAAACAAATCTTGGTGGGTTTAATGACTGGGGTACTGGTAATGCACAAGCAGCAGCATGGTCTGGAAATAAAATTAGACGAGGCGACATCTCTGCTGGAGATGCTGCAAAATCGTATGCTGATTATTTGCCGTTGCACGAAGCAAATGCAACATACGAATCAGTAAGCTCGCCAGTAACAGGACATTTGCAAGGACTACTTGATGCTCCTTTTGAAGAGCGTTTAAAATATACATTTGATCCTAGCGGATCATGGGATACATCGGCTTCTGGTAGAGACATTGGATATACTGTATCTGGTTTATTGCCAGGTGAGTCTTCTTATACTGTCGGTAGATTTAAAGATTCAGCTAATCCAGCATTTGTTGCACGTCCTGTGATTGGTACTGAAACAACAGCCGCTGGTGAACGAGCTATGACGCCGGGATCAGAAGGCGCTTTAAATGCAGTAGAAGCATCTAGAGCGTACTTTGATGCACAAGAAGCTGCGGCATGGCATAAACTTATGCCTGCTAAAAATGCCGATGCTTATACTGGTGTAACTATTGATTTTGGCAGGGACTTTACAAAAGCAGATATGGAAAAAGTAGCACCATTGTTTGAAAGCAAAGGCTACTACATAGCTAGCGCACCTGATGGGGTAACGGTTATGACAAATTCTAATACGCCAGTTGGTAAAGATTTTTCTAATGATATTCGACAAATATTAAAAAACAACAAAAATATTTTTTCTAATACAAAAACAGATTTTGGTGCATTAAAATCTAAGTATATTGATTACGGTGATGCTTGGAGTTCTGGTGTTCCAGGGTCAGTAACAAAAGAATTATTAAAATATATAGACGCTGCTCCAGTAACTGGATCTAAATTAGAAGGAAGTCAACTTTATCGTGATACAGTTAAAGCAAGAACTGCTCGCGATTTAACTGCTGAAGAAGCAGGTTTAGGTAAAGTTAGAGAAGATATGGTTAGAGCAAGGGAAATATTTGCTAAAGACGGCTGGGCTGGATTAAGAAAAGCAGCTGAGGCCGGAATAGTGCCAGCCGTTTTCTTATCACCTAATGCCGTACCGGAAGATTGGCGTTAAACGGCTTTACATGAAGCAAGAGCGTTTAAATAAGCAATTTGCCTTGGAAGAATAACGCTGCGTTTACTAAACTGCCATTCAAGGTATTCAACGCGTTTCTCCCAGCGCTCATCTTGACGGTCCTTATGCCATTGAATTTCTGCTGGTGTTGGTATTTTTTTATTAAATATTGTCATATCTTTCTCCTTTTTCACCCCAAATGCCCGTACTGGTCATTTTTAGGGCCATTGGCTGGTTTTATGTTATTTCTAATGTCCTAGCATTGACCATAGAAAAATTATTTGTTGTAGGTGGCTGAATTCTGCCGATTTGTAGGAACACTATCGCCTGAATTGCAAAAAGCACTTCGTAATCGCTTTCACTTAATTTTTCAGGTATTTCTATTCCAACTGATCGGCAGTCTTCAATCAGTTGCTTTAAATTATTCATTCCAAGCTTTTTAGGTACTCATCGGCTAATGCCATAGCCATGTTAATAATACGTTCCGGTGCCCTTGATGTGCCTGGGTTTAATAATTCAGGATTGCTTGCTAGTGAATGCATAAAACTTAAAATTAATTCTTGTCTAGTGGGTGCCATTGTTTTCTCCATCTGTGTCTTTTTTAAGGTCAGCTTGCTCTTGCGCTTGTTGCGCTAGCACTGACTGTTGATGCAACGCCGCTTGTGCTAAATGCACAGACGTTACTTCCTTTTGTACTGACAAGGCTGCGTACACCTCGTCAAGGTTTGCGCCTTCTTGATATGCTTGGTGCAACGCGTTAGAAATTAAAGTTGATGCCGTTATGTATCCGCTCATTTTGTTTCTCCTTTTTTATGTTGTTGCGCTTTCAGTAGTAAGTCGCGCAGCTCTTTCATTTGTTCGTCTGTCATTTTTTTCTCTTTCTAAAGTTAATTCATATTTTAAAATCATAATAAGCTCATGATCTTGCGCCATCATTTGCGTCAACCGTGCAATGTGCGCAGTGAGTTGAAAAATCTGAGCATCCTTGGCTCCGCATATTTCGCATGGCTCTGTCATACCGTGGTTCCTATGTAAGTTGCTCGGCTGTCTTTAAATTGCACTTCGATTGCACACTCTTGACCTTTTATTGGCGACAATAGTAACCTATAAAATCCGTAGCATAATGACAGCATACAAATTATCATCAACACCGCTACCACTACTGTTGCTCTGCTGTGTTTATTGTTCATGTATTTTTCCTTTAAAGTGCCACCTGTATGTGCAAGCGTAGCGACCGTATTTCATGCGTGTTGTAAAAGCCGCATGCGCTAAAAATCTAACATTGTGTGGCAAATGATCTCGACGCATGCTAGCCATAATAGTCTTGGCATACCTACGCCTTATCTGCATTTTGTTTTTTCCTAAGTTGTTCTTCGTTAGACCATTTAAACGTAGCCCTTTCCTCTGGCGTAAAGTCTGGTTTAGAGCTACGAAAAATTAAATCAAAATTGTCGTCAAACGCATTTGACTTAGGTTTTGTAATAATTTTATCCCCAGTGATTGGATTACGATTTTTCGTAGACACTTAGTGCTCCTTTAAATACTTTGCCTTTACCTGGTGGGATGTCAGTGTAACCCATCCTAAACCCTAACTTTAAATTGCCAACGTATTGCTCTGGAATAACAACCGGATCTAATCTTTTAGATCGCTCTTGGCTTTCGTTTTTGGTCACAGAATAATATGTATTTACACCTACGCCATACTTAAAAACAAGCCCCTCTTTAACAAGCACCTGCATGCTGTATTGAATGTCAGACCGACTAAAGCCTTGGGCCATCAAACTCTTGCCTGTACGGTCAGCTATAAGGATCTCTGTGTACAGCTCCATGCGCACCTTAGCGATAGCATCAGTCTTAGTTGCCGACTTAATAAACGTCGCTACATTATCCATAACAACGCACCCAAAGCTACTAAGCAAACCATAATCCAGCGGCCAGTATAGAGACGCACATGATCTGCGTCCCAATGGTCTTCTTCTGCAAATGTAGCGCCGGTCCATTCGTCCTGGCGATTAAATTGGTAATTGCTCTTATCCCAAGGTTGACGATAGTTACTCATCTTTTTTCTCCTCAAGGTGTTGTAAACGTAAATCTAAGCGTTGAACCCAGTCTATCAAAACAGCAATGTTGTTTTGAAGACCGTTGATGATTGCTGATTGTCGTTCAGCTTCGGTCATGTTCTTGCCTAGGTGCTCAATTTGTTTTGCGTAATCAACATCACTCATGATCTTTCTCCCTTTGCGCCATGCGCGTTTCTAGTTCCTCAAACTCTTTACGAGCCGCTTGTATTTGACGAATAATTTTAGCTAGCTGTTCATTGATGTCAGTCATGATAGCTCCCTTATCTTACATAAATTAATTGAAGTTTGCCGAGCTCTTTTAATGCCTTGAACTGTAAAACATCGTCCAACAAGTTAGCGTTGTTGTACTTGTATGGTTTGTCCCAACGGCCAACATTGATATCAATATAAAATGCGGTGTTGAAGTAATCGATCTGTGCGTTAGATTCGTCATACCACTCACCGGCTTGCTTAATGGTGTCTAGCACTTCATTTAAGAAGTCTTTGGCGACACCGCTGTAGTGATCATCTACCCAATAAGTATTGACCTGTTGGTACTCAGTACCAAAATCAATGTCGCCGGCAGACAAGTTTACAACTAACGTTGATTTATAAGAATTACGACCGACAGTAGCTTTAATGCCGTACTTTTTAAATACGGGTTTTAATGCCGCTTGAATTTGTGATTTCTTTTCGTTTGATACATAAGCCATTTTATTTCTCCTTTTAACCTTTTATTGTGTTGTCCAACCACAAAAACGATTATACAGACTGTTGAGATAAACGCAACACTTATTTTGGTCTTTTTAACGCATTCAGTAAATTATTTTGCACGGCACCCTTCAAACTCAGTACTGACACCACTCGCTCATCGATTGTGTCGGCAGCAATGATGTGAATAATACGCACCGGGCGACCTTGTCCTTGCCTGTGCAGCCTCGCGTTAAACTGTTGATAGTGGCCTAATGACCACGTCAGGCCAAACCAAACGGCCACACACCCACCAGCCTGTAGATTGATACCGTGGCCAGCGCTCTGCGGATGGGCAAACAATAGCTTGATCTTACCCTGCTGCCACCTTGTGATTGTGTCTGGGTCCTTGTCTAACACAACGCCGCCAGGGAAGCGCTGCTGCAATCTCATCAGGTCGTGCTTAAAGTTGTACGCCACCAGGATGTTCTCACCCTCGTTGTTCTCAATAACCTCGGCCAACGCGTCCAGCTTAACCTCATGGATGTGTGTCCAGTTGTGCAGCTCGTCCGTGTACATCGCGCCGTTGGCGTACTGCAACAGCTTACCGGCCAACACCGCCGCGTTCATGGCCTCGATCTCCTCGCCGTCTGGCAGTGTCGCCAGCAGTGTGGTCTCAAACTCTTTATAATCAAGCAACGTTTTTGATGGCAACTCCACCGACATTGTTAAATCGATCCGATCCGGCAGCTCAAGGTAGTCCTCGCTGCTCATGCTAAGCACCTTGTCTCTGAGTAAATTATGAATCTTATCGGCGCTGCCTTCTCTTGGCGTGTAGTTGTAGCCCATGTAATCCTGCTCGAAGAAGCGATCCTTGTACGAAGTCATCGTCCTACCTAAGCGCTCACCGAAGTCAATCAGGTACATCTGTGCCCAGATGTCTAGTAGCCCATTTGGCGAAGGCGTACCTGATAGCAGGATCATGTGCGTGGTCTCCGGTAGTATTTTACGCAAGGCACGAAAACGCTTAGAGCTTGCATTCTTGAACGAGTCAGACTCATCAATCACGACACAATCAAAGCGCCATTTTTTTTGTACCTTCACTAGCCAATGGATGTTCTCACGGTTAATGACAAAGATGTCTGCGTCTTGCATAAGCGCCGTCAGGCGTTGCCTCTCGCTGCCCGTGCAGACACTAACCTTTAAATGCTTAGTGTGGTCCCACAGCTCGGCCTCTTGTGCCCAGACACTGTTAGCAACCCTTAAGGGCGCAACAATCAGAGTCTTGCGTATGGTGAACGAGTCTATCAAGTCGTTGATGGCCGTCAGTGTTGAGATGGTCTTGCCTAGGCCCATCGAGATAGCTAGCAGGCAGCGCTTCTGCTTCTTGATAAACTCAATCGCGTGCAGCTGATACTGGTGTAAATCAATCAGGAAACGCATTTGCTTCCTCCACAGTAGAGACGACCCTCACGTCGCAGCCAAGCTCACGTCTGGCAGCATGATCGCGCAGCTGCAGCTCAGTTGGCTTGGCGCCTGGGCGTTTACACTCAACAAAGATAATCCTGCCGCCGGGTAGCGTGACAATCCGATCAGGGACGCTGCGCTTGTTTGGGCTGGTAAACTTCTCACACATCCCGCCCAGCGCCTTTACCCTGGCCACCAGCTTCTTCTCTACGTCACGCTCTAATATCATAGCCCTACCTCACATAAAAGTTTCTCAGCCTCAACCAGGTAGTAGTTGTAGTCAACGTCCTCTGGAAACGTGAACGGCAACTGCATCAATGGTCTCGCGCCCGCTGAGTTAGGCACGCGATTACTGTTACTAGCGTAATGAATGCACTGCGAGCTCGGTACAGCGTTGCTGTGATAGAACCGCACGGCCTTACCTAGGTACTCACCTTGCCACGTTGCACCGCCCTGCACGCGTCGTATGGTGACGAACTGCGTAATGTCACGGCAGTTGCGTATGGTAATCTCTAGCGGGATCCCGTTAGCAACGTACTGGGCCACCGCCTGCGCGATGATCGGGTCGTCTGGGTTCTTGGCTAGGCCGGCACCAGCAAAGACGCCCTTCCCCTTCACCTTGCCGTCTAGCTTCACGGCCACGTAACTGTTCACGTCACGGCTGGCTAGTGCTCGGTAGTCTGTGCGCTCAAGGTCAAACGAGGTGCGCAGCATCCAATCGAAGGCCACCTCCTCGATGCGCTTCTCTAGCTTGCGTGGGCACAGGATTACAACGCCGTCGGTGTTAGCGCTGACGACCTTAGCGCCAGCCAGCTCGACCGCCTCGATCAGCATCAGCAACGCAAGTTGGCCAGTGATGGTCGTCTGTATAAGTAGCTCAGGCGCGAACAGCGCGCTGTACTTGCTGCCAAGCTTACCGAAGCTGCCGTTGACGGCAATCTTAAGCACGTCAGCCGTTACCTTGTCGCCATCTCGTTTGGCCTTCAGCCGGCGAGTGACGATGCCTTGGTAAACCTTTAAGAACGTCGCGCCCATGTTCTTAGGTGCGAGGCGCTGCTGCAATATAATGTTAGGGTAGTAGCTGGCCACGTCAAGCTCGATCAGCATGTGCTCGTCGTTGGCCTTGATGTGCTGCGACTTCTCGCAACTGTGCAGGCCACCTATGCCCATCTGATACTCGCTCTTGCCGATGTTGATCTTAGTGTCACGCAACCAGTCAGGCATCTGCACGGCACCGTTTAGCCCAAGCGTGAACTTATGCTCGCACAGGCTGTTGATCAGTAGGTTAAGCTTCGTGTCGGTAAAGTTTACGATGCCAGGATCAATGTAGCTAAAGGTCATGTTGTCCTTGACGGCCACCTTGCCGTAACTTTGCTTAGTGATCTTAGTCATCTCGCTGATGATTACGGTCTCGGCAATCTGCGCATCGCTCTTACTGCGTAGGTCCATGCCATACTGCGCACTCAAGGCAACACGCAAGTCAATCTGTGGTTTCAGTGCCTTGTACAGTAAGGCGGTCGTGTGTAAGTCGTTCTCACAATACTCTCGAAGCTCGGCTCGCTGTTTAGGCGAGATGGTGCTGTTTGGATCAATCGGTAGGTCTTGCATCTTGGGGGCGTTCATGCGACCGCCGTAAATCTTAAGGCTGGACCGTCCAGGGGCGACCTCAATCAAGTCAATATGATTGGTCTCAATCAACGAAAAACTATGAGCCCGCAATATTGTCCAGCTGGGCTGATTGCTCTTGATGATACTGTCAGACAGGTCTTTGATTTTTTTATTGCTGTAGCCAGCGATGGCTGCGCTGATAATTGGTATGTCATAGCTGTTGCCGTTGAAGCTAATGACTGTCTCATTTTTAAACAGGCTTTGTATTTTCTTGACGTCTAGCTCAGCGGTGGCGTGCATCTCAAAGTGACGGATCTTGCCATCATCTAGGCGCATCATGGAGAGTAGGAAATAATCCGAGTAGACCTCGGTATCGATTATAAACATTAAGGGGTGGCCTTTTAGTTAATGCGCCCCTCAGACATCGAGGGGCGGTGTTACATGTAACGCGTATTAAAAGTCGTCGTCAATCACATCGAAGTCATCAACTCCGACACTCGTACCGCCGTCACCGAACGGTTCACCGTCACCGGCAAATTGAACAGCCAACAGGTTAGCGTTGATACGCTTACCGAAGCCGTTGTCCTGTGCCCAAAGCTCGATTATCGCGTTGACGTAGCAACCAGCGTAGATGACATTATCGTCCTCTGTTATTGGTGACTTGTCCTTACCGATAACCAACGGACGTTTGCCGTTAGCGCCCTTGATACTAAAGTGACCGGCGTAACCGTCGTAGTCAATCTCGTCGCCATCTTTAAGACAGATCTTGTCAGCACCAAGCTTGGCACCTTTTAGATCGTTCTTAACTTTATCAGCGATTGCAGATTGGATCTCAGCGATTGTGTCCGCGTGTGTCTTCTTGTTTAGTAGGAAGGTAGCCTCGTACTTAGTTTCGTTGCCTTGGAACGACGCCTTATGAAACAGTGAGGGAAATGATAGTCGTACATTTTTAAGTTTAATTTGAGCCATTTTACTTTTTTCCTTTTACATTTAAAGTTTATTGTGCCTAGACAGCGCACAAAAGAATATTAGCACAGCTAATTAATTAAGTCAAAGTCATTTTTACTGACGTTGACCGGTGGTCGCTTGTCTGACTCAGGCACTAGCGTTGGCGCGCCCTCTGGCTTGGTGACCAGGTCGTCAAGCAGCTCAGCGCGTGACTTGCCCAGCTCCTTCTCGGCCTGCGCCGGCGATATGATCTTGCGCGTGTAGAGCGTCTCCTCGCCTAGCACGTCACGCAGTGCGGCCGCTGTCGCTGCCTCATCACGCCAGGCGCGGTTGGCCCTACCGGCTACCAGCTTGTAACCGTTGAACCCTTGGCCCGCGCTTAGGCGGTCGGTCACCAGCGTCTCGACGGCATCGAACCATGAGACAATCAGCTTCTTGTTATCTAGCGCAATCTTCAGCTGCTCGTCGGTCAGCTGCTCTGGCTTGCTGGTGTCTAGGTTGTCGAACGACGTCATCAGCGTGCTCTCGGTCAGCTTAGCCAACGCCGGGCAGGTGGCCTTGGCTCGGCACCACTGACACTGCTTCTCGCCTGGTGACCTCGGTGCGTTCTCGCTCAGCGCCAGCTCGGCCGCTTGCTTGAGGCGCTCACCCCAACGGTTAAGCTCGTCGATGCCGATGGTCCACTCGGAGATGTGATCGAGGCGCGGCTGCACAATAACTATATTAATAGTCTTGATGTGGAACAGCATGCCGTAGTCGTTCACGGCGCCCAACGCGTACAGGATGCCCTGCGTGTTGTTCTCGGCGTCAACGCGCACGCCTTTGCCGTACTTAAGGTCGATGATGGTCATGGTGTTGTCGTTGATCACGATGGCGTCACTGGTCCCGAACCCGTCTGGCGCGATGTGACTAAAGTCCACCCGCTGCTCAACGAACAGCTCGCCGCTTATCGAGTTGACGTAGCTAACGTACGTCTGCACGTAGTCGTACATGTCCTGCGTGACGACCACGCCGCTATCTGGTAGCGTCACGCCTATCACGTCGCCCACCAACGTTAGCTCGTCATCGCCTCGCAGCAACAGCTCAGCCAGCTCGTGCGCCGCTGTGCCCTCTTCGGCGAAGACTGAGGTCGTGTTGGGAAAGTCCTTCTCGGCGAACACGCTGCCAGGGCAGAGGGACCACTTGGCGCTTCCGCTGGCGCTCAGCTTAGCGTGCGCGGTGCTCATGATGCCAGCGCCATTAGTTGTTTAGCGAGCTCCGGCAGCTTGTCTTCGGTGACGTCGCTAACTAAGGTCGCACCGAACCCAGAGATCACGGCCTTGACCTTATCACGGTTGGCCGGGTCCTTGCGTACCAAGTCTAGACACAGCGCCTTCAGCTTCTCGTGCGTCTGCTCAGGTGTGTCGGCCGCTACCTCTTTAGTGGGCACGGCCTTGAGTTCAGGCTTGGCCTTCTTAGGTGCCGGCGCCTCTAGCTCAACCTCGTAGACTGTCTCGGTCTGTGCCGGCGTTACGCTCGCGGTTGTAACGTCTAGCGCAGCGATCAGCTTGTGGACGGCCAGTGTTAGTTCTTTGATGTTATCTTCTAGTGCCATTTTAGTTTTCCTTTTAAGTTTTAAATGATGTGTTGCGAAATAATATTACCACAGCTAATATTACTTGTGCTAATATATTTCTGTATTTAACTAAAGGGTAAAACATAATGAGTAAGTTAGTAGAGCTGGTTGCGTACTTCGGGACGCAGGACAAGATGGCCGACGCGTTAGAGGTCACGCAGGGGGCGGTCAGTCAGTGGCTCGCCACGGGAGGGTTGCCTGCTCGTCGGGCGATTGAGGTTGAGCGTATCACCAAGGGCCGCTTCAAGGCGCTGGATATTGTAGCGCCGAGTGAGTCAGCTGACCTTTAATAATAACAACTGTTTGGATACTCCAATGAAAACATACAAGCTCTCGATTGGTAAGACCGAATCGAGTAATAAGGTAGCCGGCGTCGTTCGTGATTGGCAACACATCATGACCGTACTGTCGACGCATGTTGTTACACCTAAGAAGGGCGGCAAGTACCTGGTCGGTGGTTACTACAGTGGTGACGTGCGCAAGGAAGAGTTCATGCTCGCCCGTACGCTGCTGGTGTTAGACATCGACGGCTACGTTGGCACGGTCGATGACCTGGCGTTTGATCTTGAGATGAGCGTGCCCTGCTCGTTCGTCGCTTACTCTAGCTACCGTCACAGCAACACCAAGCCTCGCGTGCGTGTCGTCGCGCCTCTGAGCCGTGAGCTCACGCCGGACGAGTACCGCGCCTTCGCGATCAGCTTCATGCTGAGCACCTCCATCCCCTTCGAGGCCTTCGACAAGTGCTCCTCCGTGCCCAACCAGGCAATGTTCTTGCCTCAGCACCCAGAGGGCGGTGAGTTCTGGACCATGACCCAGGCTGGCGGTGAGCTTCAGGTGCCTGAGGTCATCCACGGTGTCGAGCCTCACGGCGTGCGCGGCCACGTCATCAGCGACTCGTCCGACGAGCTCGATGAGCTCAGCAGTGTGCTCGCCAACCAGCCGCTCGACATCACGCCTGAGATGGTCGACGCCTACCTGTCCGCGCTTGATCCCACTGCCGCCACGTACGACACCTGGCTCAAGGTAGGGATGGCGCTCTTTCATCAGTTCGAGGGCTCGGCTGTTGGCTTCGAGCGTTGGGTTGGCTGGTCCAGTGCCGACAGTGAACGCTTCAACGACTCAGAGATGCCCACCAAGTGGCGCTCGTTTGGTGGCGCCGAGTCACCCATCACGTTCGCCTCTATCATGCACTGGGTCAAGGAGGCCGGCGGCGTCGTCGCTGTGGACAACATGTTCGACACGCTGCTGCTTGAGGCGTCGCGTGTCACCACCTTCGACGAGTACCAGCTCTTCAAGGACAAGATCACCGCCATGAGCGATCACGTCTTGCCTCCCGTCTACCGGTCCGGTGTCGTGAGCGAGCTCGCTGATCACTTCGGCAAGATTAACAAGGTCGCCAAGGGCGCCATCACCAAAGAGATGCAGGCCAGTCGCGTCGCCAGGGCTCACTCCGTTGTGCAGCCGGACTGGCTCGACCCTTGGGTCTACGTTGAGAACACATGCTCGTTCGCCAACGCCGAGGTGGCCGACTACATGATCAAGCGCGAGGCCTTCAACGCCAAGTTCGACCGCGAGCCTGAGTGCGTGGCTGCCGAGCGTCAGGCCTCACAGCTTGCGTTGGTTAACTACAACCTTCAGACCGTGGTGGACGTGATGTTCTTCCCGGCTGCCGGTAAGTTCTTCACGTACGAACACAAGCGCATGATGAACTCTTACTCACCTAAGGGCGTCGCCCCGTGTGACACGATTGACGCTGACGGCCAGAGGGTCGTGGACATGTTCCTGAGCCACGTCGCCTTCACGCTTGAGCGTCCCTCCGAGCAGGAGCTCTTCCTAGACTGGATGGCTTACATCTACCAGAACCCAGGCAAGCGAGTGGGCTGGGCCATGCTGCTGCAAGGTGCGCCCGGCACCGGCAAGAGTTACTTCGGCAACGTCTTCGAGGAGCTGCTTGGCAGCAACGTTAGGTCGCTCGACACGCAGGCCATCTCTGGTCGCTTTACTGGCTGGGCGCATGGCTCACTGGTGACTGTGGTCGAAGAGATCCGCATCGCCGGCACTAACAAGTACGAGATCCTGGACAAGCTTAAGCCTATTATCTCTAACTCAACCATCCAGATCGAGGAGAAGGGCCGCGACCACAGGACCGTGCCTAACTTCACATCGTACTTGTTGCTGACCAACCACAAGGACGCGGTCCCACTTGGTGACGGTGAGCGTCGCTACTGCGCTATGTTCTCTAGGATCCAGAGCGAGGAGGAGTTATTCGATGCCTTCGGTGGCCGTGAGAAGGCTCGCGAGTACTTCGATGAGCTGTTCGCTAACACACGACGTCGCCCAGACGCGATCGCTAGGTTCTTACTTAATAGGCAGATCGCTAAGAGCTTTGACCCTAGCGGTCGTGCGCCAGACACCGGCGCCAAGAGCGAGATGAAAGCCTTGAGCGTGTCGCCTGAGTGGGACGCGATCGATGACGCTATCAGCAACAATACCTGCGAGGTTATTAACGATAAGATAATCGATGTTACCTGGTTAAATAAGATCATCGTTGGTCAGGGTGGGGAGCTTCCTAAGAACAGAACAGCCTCGATTATTTTGTCCGAAATGGGGTACGCCCCGATACCTGGACGCAAGATAAAAATCTATGGCGACGGGCATCATTATGTATGGATTAGGGGCGCGGTCGATGATGACAGGATTTTGGAGGTGAAAACCATCGTCAGGGATTTTTATAACAACAAAAATGGTGGATTTTTAGAAAAGGTAGAATTTTAATGAAAAAGGGCGCAGTGACCGCGCCCTTTTTTGCAACTGCGCCCCTAACCGCGCCCCTATTTAATTCTTTGTTTTTACTATATATTTTTTATTTAGGATATCGGTGATCAGTAAAAGGGTAAAAAGTATTCATATGAGAAGAGTGTGTATGTATTTTAGAATTGGTATACACATAAAACACACACACATTACACATTTAAGTAGTATAAGAAGAACCGAGCACCGCACCCCTATTTCAATTTTGGGTGCAGATTGGTTTTTATCTTGAAGTTACTTTTAAAGTGATAACAGCCGTTGTCTTTGTGTACTTAGCGATCAGTTCGGCTGGTACGTCGGCAGCAATGAAGACTGCCTTGTTGTCGACTGTCTTTCTTTCTGACAGTGTTACAACACCACGGAAGAGGTCACCCTCGATAACACCTTCGTTTGATTTGAGTTCGTTCTTGATGATTTCGGCCTGTGCCTCAAGGTCAGCGATTTGCGCTAACAAGATGCCTAGTTGATCGATTTGAGTTGTTGCTTGAAGTTTAGCTAGATTTGTCATTTTATTTAGTCCTTTTAGTTTTATTGTGTTGTCCTACCACAGAAGTCATTATACAGAGTGTTGAGAGAAACGCAACACTTATTTTTAATTATTTTTAATTATTTTTAAGAATGAGGATATCATTAGGTTTCAAGGGTAATTTTATTTAAGTTGTGTTATTATGTTGAGGTAAACGCACAATTGATTTATACTGCCGGCTATTGAATGTTATTGGAACACAAATGGACACCGAAGATTACAGCCACCTAATGAACAAGAAGCCCGCATCGACGGTCTTAGCTAAGTTCAAGAGCAACCGAGACCTAGCCAGGAAGTTGGGTATCAGTCCGAGCACGATCACTCGCTGGACCTACCCGAAGATCATGAAGGGGACCGACGGGCACATCCCACAGAAGTATTGGATTGAGATTATGCACATCGCAAGACGTGAAGGCTTTACGCTTACCATTGAAAATTTGTCAGGACTTAAAGCATGAGTGAAGTAAGTGAGTCACGCAAGAGAGCATCGACGACACTGATGCCTAGCGGCTTGACCGCGCAAGAGGAGGTCTTCTGTCAGAACATTGTCAGGGGCAACAACCAGTCAGATGCCTACAGAGCGGCCTACGACACCAGTCGCTACAAGGATTCAACCATTTATCGAGCTGCAAATGAGCTCATGTCAAAACCCAAGCTAATTGCAAGGATTGCTGAGCTACGCGCTCCTGTGATCAAGAAGGTGCAGATCACACTCGAAGAGCACCTGATTAAGTTGGGCCAGCTGAGTGACCTGGCGGCAGCCAAGGATCAGTACTCTGCTGCCATCAATGGTGAGATGCTGCGTGGGAAGGTGAGTGGCCTGTACGTTGACAAGGTCGAGAGCAAGAACATAAACATAAACGGCTCACTGGCTAGTGAGATCAAGCTGAGCCGCTTAACTGACGACGAGCTAGCTGAGTACCTCAGACTAACAGCGAAGGCCTCAGACGAGAGCCTAGATAGCATTAAGGTGGTGACTGACGTATGATCGACATGTCTAACGTGATCCCACTGCGGGACATACAGCTGGAGCACGACAGGCGCCGCGCTGAGAAGTCTTTGAGTGAGTTCACTAAGATGGCGTGGCACGTCATCGAGCCTGGCACGCCTTACATCGGCAACTGGCACCTCGATGCCATCTCCGAGCACCTGGAGGCCGTCACGAGGGGCGAGATACGCAACCTGCTCATCAACGTACCGCCCAGGCACATGAAGTCGATACAGGTCGCTGTGATGTGGCCGGTGTGGGTGTGGATGACGCAGCCGCAGTTCCGATGGCTGTTTGCCTCTTACGCGATCAGCCTGTCGGTGCGTGACTCACTCAAGTGCCGGCGACTGATTGACAGCCCCTGGTTCCAAGAACGCTGGGGCCATCGGTTCGCGCTGACTGGCGACCAGAACGCTAAGACGTTCTTCGAGAACGACAAGTCAGGCTACCGGTTCGCTACCTCTGTTGGCGCGTCGACCACGGGCCATGGTGGTGACGTGCTAGTGGTCGATGACCCGCACAACTCGATGGAGGCGCAGTCCGACACGATGCGTGAGTCCACGCTTGAGTGGTGGGACCAGGCGATGAGCACGCGGCTTAACAATCCTAAGACTGGCTGCAAGGTGATCGTGATGCAGCGGCTGCACGAGAACGACCTCTCTGGTCACGTACTCAAGCAGGGTGGCTGGGACCACCTTTGCTTGCCGGCTCAGTTCGAGAAGGGCAGACGCAGCAAGACCACGCTGGGCAACTACGATCCGCGCACCGAGGATGGCGAGCTGCTGTGGAAGGGGCGCTTCGGGATCAAAGAGATTGACGAGCTCAAGGTGCAGCTTGGCGAGTACGGCACCTCTGGTCAGCTGCAACAACGTCCGTCACCAGCGGCCGGCGGTATCATCAAGCGTGACTGGTTCAAGCTGCTGCCAGCCGATGAGCCGTTGCCTAAGCTCATGTACGTTGTGCAGTCCTACGACACGGCCTTCACTGAGAAGACACAGAACGACCCGACAGCGTGCAGCACCTGGGGCATATTCAATCACGCGAACGGTAAGGCCGTCGTGTTGCTTGATTGTTGGAAGGAGCACCTAAGTTACCCGGACCTGCGCAAGAAGATGGGCGAGGAGTACAAGTCCAAGTACGGCGACAAGGACAAGACGGTCGACGTGGTGCTGATCGAGGAGAAGGGATCGGGCATTAGCTTGATGCAAGACTTGAGGCGCAGCGGCGTGCCATGCCATCCGTACAACCCAGGACGAGCAGACAAGGTGACACGGGTGCATGCGGTTGCTCCCTTGCTTGAGTCTGGTCTGGTGTACCTGCCTGAGTCTAAGAAGACGCCAGGTCGCGCACCTGCATGGACCGACGCGATGATGCACGAGCTGATGATCTTCCCTAACGGCGAGCACGACGACATGGTCGACAGCATGACGCAGGCGCTGATCTACCTGCGTGACACGCGCATGCTGAGCATCGATAACAACAAGGACGAGTACGACGTTGCGCCACGCAAGGAGAGAACGAATCCTTACGCGATGTAGTTGTAATTTAATTGATTGTGTTTTACAATCGCGGGAAAGCCAATCCGTTTAGGGAATGCTATGCCGAGCCCAATTAGCGCACTCACCAAGATCAAGAACATGTACTCTCCGTTGGAGAGGGCGGTGATTGCGCACAAGCTAGAAAGCATGCCAAGCTCACAGTGGGCAGCGTACATCAAGGCCAACGCACCCAAAGGCGCGAAGAAGGAAGCACTAGCCGTCAGACTAGACGAGCTATTAGCGAAGCAGCCTAAGCTCACCAAGGCTGAGATTGTCAAATACATTCAAGAGAAGTCACCCAAGATCAATACCAAGAACCTCCGCGCTGATGGCTATGGTAGCGACGAGACCCAGTACGGCAAGTACGTGTTGCCAGGCGGCGAGGACTACACCGAGACGCTTATCCATCTACCTGCAAACACAAGCTCACCTAAAATCAGAATGGATAAGGCCTTTGAGATTACAGACGCTAACGGAACCGTCCTCGCTAGTGGCACAATGCCCATACCGATGCGCACGCTTGAGAAGATTAACAACAACCCTGACTGGGTGGTGCGTGAGTTTGATCAGCCCAACCTTAGCGATGTTCTCCGTGACCCATCTAACTTTAGGTCTGGTCACTTCGACGAGCCCAACGTCTTGGCTCACCTGCGCACCAACATTAAGCTTACACCTGACAACAAGGACGTGCTCTTCCTAGAGGAGTTGCAGTCAGACTGGGCGCAGCAGGGTAGGAAGAGAGGGTTTAGACCTAATACGATAGAAGAGTACTACAATCAAAAAGCTTCCAATGTTGGTGCAACACCCTGGGAAGAGTTAGACGACAACTCAAAAGCCATGATTAGAAATATGTATGAGAATGAAAAAGGCATACCTCGCGGACCATACGTCGAAGACACAGGCGACTGGACAGCGTTGGGCTTGAAGAAAGCCATCGAGCGCGCGGTTGACGAGGGGCAAAGCCATTTGGCCTGGACCACTGGCACGCAGCAGGCTAATCGTTACAACCTGGCTACGCAGATTGATAGCATAAATCATAGGATGAATCCTGACGGTACCTACGGCTTTTCAGCAATAAAAAATGGCCAAACGGTTATTTCAAGAGATGGCCTAACGCAGGATCAGCTTGCTGATCAATTAGGTAAAGACATAGCAGAGAAGATTGTTAAGACTGAGGGCGCAGAGGCACCAGTAGGCACTAGCGTAGGATGGGAGGCAGAGCCATCAATATACGGCGACGTTGCCGCCCCACCACAACCAAGGACGCTATCTGGCTTGGATCTACAGGTCGGCGGCGAAGGTATGAGGACGTACTACGATCAAATCATACCCAGCACGGCCAACGACATACTGAAATCAATGGGTGTAACGGAGCGCGTTAAACCTATCGGCGTGCAACTTGGCAACAACGTGTCTGAGCAGATGGGCTTCGACATCACGCCAGAGATACGTGACTACGTGATTAACCAAGGCCTACCTGCGTTCGCTGGTGGCGGCATAGTTCGCTCTGGTATTAAGGACTTGATGGACCTAGTGGCCAAGTACAATGGCCGTTACGGAGCACAACGCGTAGAGCGCGCAGCCGATGAGGTACCTAACCTTGAGCAGCAGTACACCAAGAACGCGTTAAAGAACGCATTCACTGGCAAAGGCGATACCGCTCAAGCATTGACTATTATGCGGCCGTCGGAGTTTGAAGAATGGGCGCAACCGTTAAGCAAATCATTTTCCAGCAATAAGAACTACAGCCCTGATTTAGAGAGCTTCATGAGCCATGATGAATACATCGACTACTTGGCGAAGATTGCCACAGACAGCGGATTCTCTGACGTTCCATACTTACAAATGCGTAAGGACGAGGTTGGTATACCATTAAAGCCTTACATGACTGGCCATGAAGGCCGTCATCGCACTAGAGCTTTGAATAAGCTAGGTGATCAGGCTACGCTTATTGAGGTGCTACCTTATGGTGATTTGCGCTCAGGACTACCAAGACAATCGCAAGAGGAGTACATCGAGGCTCTTAAGAAAGAGCTAGAGATGCAGCCATTGGTTCGTCCAGAGCCAATATATAGAAGCCTTCATGAAGGTGACCCTCGTGACGCTAAGATTTTTCCTAAAGTATTTAAAGAAGGCGGCCCAGTCCACATGGACGAGGGCGGTAAGGTGAGCGACCCGTTCGCCAACCTATCGATGCTCGACAAGGCTAAGCTGTTAGCGAAGGCGGCCAAGTACCGCATCCAATACAACGAGCAAGCTACTGAGCACGGCAAGTACCCAGACGCGCTCTCATCGGCGTTAAAGAAAAAGTACCTAGACGACCTCGGCAACTCACGAGTGAACCGCTCGCCGCTTGATGTGGCAATCAACTACGGCGGTGGCTACGACTTCGGTGTCAGACAAGACATCCCAGCTGACGTGGCTAGGGACATGGGCAAGGCCTACCAGTACACCGACTACTTCTTCTCACCGTTCACTGGCCCTAAGAGCGACGCCGTCGGTGACTACTACGAGAACATGGCCGGCGTTGAGGCTGGGATCAAGGAGCGCGGCAGACGTGCTACCGAGGACGAGATACAAAGACGATCAGCCGATTACGGCAAGCGCTCATCTAAGATGCTGCCACAGTACGAGGAAGAGAACTTTGCAGATGGCGGCGCGGTAGAGACTGATGGCACTGATTACGACGAGATGTACGAGTTTAAAGACTACGGCAACCGTGAGACTGGCGAGGCTAAGGACACTGGCGCCTTGGGCGAGATCCGCATGCCTAACGGCCGTGACGTGATGACCGAGTACTCCATCAACGTGGACGGCCGTGAGATGCCGAGCATCGTTGAGGGCATGCACCCAGCTGACATCAATTACATTCGTGAGACGGGCACCGTGCCTGAGGACGCAGTGGCCACAGCCATCCGCAGCGCTAACAAGCGTGAGGCGATGGGTGAGTCACCGTTCTGGAATAAAAAAGAGACGCCCGCATTTGCAGATGGTGGCGAGGTGGACTATGATGCGATGTATGAGTTTAAACAAACAGTGCCAGGCTTCGCTAAGGGTGGGCCTGTATTGTCTGTTGGCCGAGGCGAGAAGCTGCCTGTGTCAAAGGGCGCAGGGCTAACAGCAAAGGGAAGAGCCAAGTACAATGCAGCCACTGGCTCTAACTTAAAGGCACCGGCACCAAATCCAAAAACAAAGGCAGACGCAGGACGACGCAAGTCATTCTGCGCACGCATGTCAGGCATGCCTGGGCCAATGAAGGATGAGCAAGGCAACCCTACACGTAAGGCAGCATCGTTAAAACGTTGGAACTGTAATTAAGGAATATAAATGGCTAAAGACAAGTTTATTGACGAAGAAGTATTAGACGAAGGCAACACCGAAGACGGCGAGAACATTGAGCTCGATGAGGAAGACACGGGCGTAACGGACACCGATGATGGTGGTGCGATGGTTACGCTTGAGAACGAGCAAGACCGCGCGACGCAGTTAGAGCACTTCGCTAATATTGTTGATGACATTGATCCTAGAGAGTTGCAAACTTTAGTTGACGACTTGCTAGATAAGATTGAGCGTGACAAGGAAGCACGTAAGAAGCGTGACGAGCAGTACGAGGAGGGTATCCGTCGCACTGGCCTGGGCGATGATGCACCAGGTGGGGCGCAGTTCACTGGCGCTAACAAGGTCGTTCACCCGATGATGACCGAGGCCTGTGTTGACTTCTCAGCGAGGGCCATGAAGGAGCTGTTCCCACCGCACGGTCCAGTACGCACTAAGATTATTGGTAAGACTGACGTTAAGAAGTCAGAGAAGGCCGAGCGCAAGGCGACCTACATGAACTGGCAGCTAACTGAGCAGATGCCTGAGTTCCGCTCTGACCTTGAGCAGCTGTTCACTCAGTTGCCACTAGGCGGCGTGCAGTACCTCAAGCTGTACTTTGATCACTCCAAGAACCGCATTACCAGTGAGTTCGTGCCTGTCGATGATGTGTACCTACCGTTCGCGGCCTCTAACTACTACTCGGCTGAGCGCAAGACGCACGTCCAGTATGTGACTGAGTATGAGTATGAGAAGCGTGTAAGCACAGGCATGTACCGTGACGTTGATCTAGGTCTACCTGATGAGATTGAGTACTCTAAAGCATCTAAGGCTAATGACAAGATTGAGGGACGTGAGGAGAACTCTTACAACGAGGACGGCCTGCGTACTATATTTGAGATCGATACGCACGCAGACATTGAGGGTGACGAGTTTGATCCGTACCTGATTACAATTGACAAGGCGACCGGCAAGTGTTTGGCCGTGTACCGTAACTGGGCACCAGACGATGATACGCGCGCCAACCTTACCAACATGGTTGAGTTCCCATTCATCCCTTGGCGCGGCGCGTACCCAATCGGCTTGACGCAAATGATTGGCGGCTTGAGTGGCGCAGCGACAGGCGCATTGCGTGCGCTGTTAGATTCTGCGCACATACAGAACATCCCAACGATGTTAAAACTAAAAGGTGGCCCTAACGGCCAGAACCTTAACCCGCAACCGACCGAAGTGGTAGAGATTGAGGGTGGCATTAACATCGATGACGTGCGTAAGATTGCAATGCCGATACCGTTTAATCCACCAAGCCCTGTTTTAATGCAGTTGCTAGGCTTTTTAGTTGACGCCGGTAAGGGTGTGGTTCAAACGTCCTTTGAAAAACTGTACGATCAGAACCCGAACGCACCAGTAGGCACGACTTTGGCGCTAATTGAGCAAGGGATGGTGGTATTTTCATCAATTCACGCTCGCCTACACAACTCCATGAACCAAGTCTTGAAGGTTGTGCACCGTCTAAACAGTGCGTACCTCACCGAAGACATGGTTATGGACGAGGTTGGCGAGAAAATGGTCGATCCGAGTGACTTTGACGGTCCGATGGACGTCATTCCTGTCTCTGACCCAGCTGTTTTCAGTGAAACACAGCGTTTTGCGCAGATTCAGGCGGTACAACAGCGCGCGACAATGTTGCCAATGGTGTATGACGTCCGCAAAGTTGAAGAATTATTCCTAAAACAGCTAAAAATTCCTAATTCTGAGGACTTATTGGTTGAAAAACCTGAAGCACAGGACATGGACCCTGCGTCTGAGAACGCAGCAGCGTCAATGAACAGACCAATCATGGTTTTACCGCAACAAGACCACGTTGCTCACTTGCATGTGCACTTAGCTTACCTGCAAAGCCCGTTATTTGGTCAAAATCCAGTGATTGCGCGTACTTATTTGCCTCTAATCATCACGCACTTGCGCGATCATATTGTTCAGTACTACTTGGCCGAGTCGCACTCTGCCATTAATACAGCGCAAGACACGAAAATGATTGATAAGAGCTCTGAGCAGCAAGTTCAAGTGATTAATCAAGTATTGGCTGTGATTGAGCAACAACTAGGATCATTGAGTCAAATCATGCCGCAGCTTGAGCAACAAGTTATGGAGATGCAAGGCCCTGGCCCACAAGATCCAACGATGGCTGTGGCTCAGTTGGCACAACAAACTCAGCAAGCTGCGATTGATCAGCGAGCTAAGGACGCGCAACAGAAGAACGCACTCAAGGCGCAAGACTTGGCTCAGCGTATGCAAGAGCTTGATCGTAAAGAGCAGGCTGTGTTGCAACGTGAGCAGCTGGTGCAAGATCGTGAAGACGCACGCAAGCAAGCCGACTTGGCAGCTAGGTTGCAAATGAACGAGGCTGATAATGCAACAGCTAAAGAACTGGCAGCAGTAGAAGTACTAAGTGGCGAGAAGTTCGGCATGACTACGGGCACCGGTATTAACCCCAACCCTAATCCTTAAGGAGAAACAACATGGCAACACCTAATCAAAAAGATTCACAAGCAGTATCACAGCACCAACGCATGGCAATGGGCGCTAACTTAAACGGCAAGGCATTACCTGGGACGGCACCGGTTACTAAACCAATCCCAGCATGAACATTGACAAGGTAATAAGTTTATTAACGGAAGCGCAGTCACAAGTAGCAACGACTGCGATCCGTACACCCAATTCACATGATGTGTTTGAATACGGACGCATGGTGGGGATGTACGCTGGATTAGAGCGTGCTGTAGAAATAATTTTATCAACAATTAAAGAGGATGATGATGTCTGAACAAACGCTGAATGACGCGTTCCCAAACGCAGACCCAGGCATAACACCATTTGGTAGTTATGTTTTAGTACAAATTAGAGCACCAAAACTTAAAACAGCTGGCGGTATTATTTTACAGGCTGAGACTACAGAGACCGAGAAATGGAACACGCAGGTTGGTCGAGTAGTGACAGTTGGCCCACTAGCCTTTAAGAACCGCAACACGATGGAGTCATGGCCAGAGGGCGCTTGGTGTGAAAAGGGTGACTTTGTAAGAGTAGCAAAGTATGGTGGTGATCGTTGGGAAGTACCCATCGATAAAGAAACCACAGCAATGTTTGTAATTTTTAAAGATACGGACTTAATTGGTAAAGTAACAGTCGATCCATTAAAAATCCGTGCTTTCTTATAGCTGAAAGGAGCTAGTAATGGCAGAAGATAAAAACCTCATAGTTGAGGACGATGAAGATTTAGAACAAGATTCAGAGGATACCGAGTACGTTGCTGTTAGTAAACCAGCGGAAAAGGAAGAAATAAAAGACGAAGACGACGACGATGAGGAAGACAGTAGCCTCAAGTCTAAAGACGACGAAGATGGGGTCGACATTGAAACTATCCGCGCCCGTCGCCGTGAAGAAAAGCGTGAAAGAAAAGAACGTCGTGAGAAGGCGATTAATCGTGATAAGTTAGAGCTTAACTTCTTACGCACTCGCAACGATGAGCTAGAGCGTCGTGTTGGTGCAGTTGAGACACACGCGCATCAAAGCAGTCTTAGTCAGATTGATCAGCAAATTCAGCAAGCGGTGTATGAGGTTGAGACATCTGAAAAAATCATTGCCCGCGCGGTTGAGGCTGGTAACGGTGAGGATGTTGCACAGGCAATGCGTTACCGTGATCAAGCTATGGCTAAGGCGCAGCAACTAGCGCAAACCAAGCAACAGCAATCAACGTATCAACCGCCGCAAGCCAAGCAACAGGGTGTTGATACTGAGGTAATGCATTACGCTAAAGAGTTTTTAGCTGAGAATAAGTGGTACGATCCGGCTGGTAAGGACGAGGATTCGGCAATTGTGTTAGCAATTGACGCGCGTCTTTCACAAGAGGGATACGATCCACGCACTGAAGATTATTGGGATGAGCTACACAGTCGTGTTAAGCGTCGCCTCCCTGAGAAGTTTAAGGAGCCAGCGGCACGAAAGCCAGCTGGCGGTCCCGCAGTAGGCTCTGGTCGTGAGCACGCACCGTCATCAACGCGCAAGGAAATTTATATTTCTCCTGAGCGTAAGGCGGCAATGCAAGAGGCCGGTGTTTGGGATGATCCCGTACTACGTCAACGCTACGTTAAGCGTTATGCTGAATACGATAAACAAAATAGAAATTAATATATGTTTATTTTATTTAAAATGTGGAATATAATTTTTTCAATTGCTGAATGGAGCAAGTAATGACAAATACAAATGATGAACGTTTAAAGAAAACTGTAGGTGATGGTCGTGGGGATCGTACGATGGAAAATCGTGCTGTCACAGAAAATCGTGAAATCTCTGATTCCGACCGTCTAGATATATTTCGGCAACAGTTCTTCCAATCTTCACTTCCTGATCTACCAAAAATACCTGGTTACCATGTATGCTGGTTGACCACTACAAACCCACGAGATACGATAAATATGCGTATGAGGTTGGGTTACGAAGCCATTAAGCCAGAAGACATTCCTGGCTGGGAATCAACATCTGTTAAGACAGGTGAATGGGTTGGCTTTATTGGGGTTAATGAGATGCTTGCGTTCAAGCTACCACTTTCTCTTTATGAGAAGTACATGCAAGAGGCGCACCACGATGCACCTTTGCGTGAGCTAGAAAAGCTAACGGATACTTCCGAGTTCCTTAAGCAGCAAGCAGAAAGTACCGGCAGTCGTGTGTTTGAAGGTGATGGTACGCAGGATTTGAGGAAAAATGCAGGTCGAGCTCAATTTGACTTGACCTAATCTCAATTAGTAATAAGGAGAGACAATATGTCTTCAACAAGCGCACCGTTTGGCTTTCGTCCTTCTTTCCACAACAGTGGTCAGATTCGTCCGAAAGCTTATACAATTGCCAGCACCTACGCCACGAACATTTTTTCAAATGATCCCGTGAAATTAGTAGACACTGGTGTAATTCAATTAGGTACATCTGATGGTTCACGTACAGGTACAGTCGCAGGCGTAACATTGCTTGGTACTTTAGCTGGCGTTGAATACTTAGATTCAACAGGTAAACCTTCAATATCACCATTCTGGATCGGTGGCACAACAGCAACGTATATCACTGCTTACGTGTACGATGATCCTGAAACATTATTTGAAGCACAATACACAAATCCAGGCACTGCTGGTACTGATAGCGTTCAAACTTCTGTAGGTGAACAATGTGATTTTACTGGCTTTGCTGCTCCAGGTGGCTCTACTCGTACAGGTCTTTCAACAGCGCAATTAGCTGCTATCGAAGGCTCAGGTACTGGTCAGTTCCAAATCACTGGTTTTGCCACTAACATTAACCAATCGCTAACAGATGCTTATGTTGTTGCGTACGTTCGTATCAACGAACACGCTTACAAGTATCCAACAGCGTCTATCTAAGGAGGTCTGACAAATGGCAACCCCAATGAGAAGTACGGACTTTAGGTCCATTGTTGAGCCGATCCTTAACGAAAGTTTTGACGGTATTTATAGCCAACGTGCTGATGAGTGGAAAGGCGTGTTTGATGAGGTTCAAGGTATCAAACGTAACTACCATGAAGAGCCAGTGTTGTACGGCTTTGGTGCAGCTCCAGAATTACCTGATGGTATGGCAGTTACTTACCAATCTGGTGGTGTCTTGTTTGCACAACGCTACTGGTACAAAGTATATGGCCTAGCTTTTGCCTTGACTAAAGTCTTGGTAGAAGATGGTGATCATATCCGTATCGGTCAAACGTACGCTAAACACTTAGCACAATCACTTGTGGAAACAAAAGAAACACTAGCGGCCAACGTATTGAATAACTCATTCAATAACGCCTATCAAGGTGGCGACGGTGTTTCATTGATCAACACTGCTCACCCAATCGTGAATGGTACATTCAGCAACCAGTTAACTACTGCTGCCGCTTTGTCTCAAACATCATTAGAGCAAATTTTGGTTCAAATCCGTCAAGCTGTGGACAACAACGGTAAACGTATCCGTTTAGTACCACAAAAACTAGTTCTAAGCCCATCTAACGTGTTCCAAGGCGAAGTATTGTTGAACAGTGTGTTACGCGCTGGTACAGCAGACAACGACTTGAACCCGATTAAATCAATGGGTCTATTATCTGGCGGTCAAGCTAACATGTCTCGTTTGACTTCAAACACCGCTTGGTGGGTGAAAACAGACGCGCCAGAAGGTTTGAAAATCGTTATGCGTCGTGGTTTGGAAAAATCGATGGAAGGCGACTTTGAGACTGACTCTATGCGTTATAAAGCAACAGAGCGTTACAGCCTAGGTTGGACTGACCCAAGAGCCGCTTACGGCACCGCCGGAATCTAGGCAAACATGGCTCGCGATGCAGAAAATGCTAAACGCTTACGTAGAGAATGGTATCTTCGTAATCGCGAGCTAACTATAACCCGTGCGAAAGCATGGGCTGTAGCTAATCCAGAGAAACGTAAGGAAATAAAGAAACTCAATCGAGATATGCATAAGGAGCAACGCTCCGTATACAATCGAGAGTGGGCTATTAATAATCCTGAAAAGAGAGCTGCGTATGAAGCAAAACGTCGTGCGACGCTACTTCAAAGAACACCAGGGTGGTTGGATGCTGACGACTTTTGGTTAATTGAGGAGGCGTACGATTTGGCGCAAATACGCAGCAAACTTTTTAATTTCGAATGGCATGTTGATCATGTAATACCGTTACAAGGTAAACGGGTGTCTGGACTACACGTCCCAATGAATTTGCAAGTGATTGCAGGCTCTGAGAATTGTAAGAAGCATACTCACTTTATCGTTAATTAAATTCTGGAATTACTATTTTAGCTTATTAGACCGTTCCAGCGGACGTTGCACAGACTAATAAGCGACTTGTGCAAAAAGGAAAATTATCATGGCATCAACCACCTTCACAGGCCCAGTGACGAGCTTAAACGGCTTTATCTCTGGTACTTCTTCAGCTCCAGTAGTGGTAACAACTGCTGGCAACATTAATTCAGCTTACGCAACAACATCTGCAACTACAGGTGATACTCGTCTTGTTTATGACAAGTTGACATTCACATCTACAGGTTCAGGAGAAACATTGCGTGCATTCTCTGTAGTAACTGGCGCAGGCGCAGCTGCAGCTGGCACAGTTAACGGTGCGCACATCTCTATGTCAGTTAGCACTGGCGGTACTATTTCTGGTGCAGCTAACGCATTGCGTGCTACTTTAGGTGTTGCTTCTGGCGTAACTCCAGGGGGCACATTGGCTGCTATCCAAGTTGATTCAGACATCGCTTCTGGCGTAACTGTTCCAGGTACAGCTGCGTTTATTCGCGTAACTGACTCTAACTCTACAGCGTTAGGTACTTTATTAAACGTTCCAGCTGCTATGTTGCAAAACACAACAGCTACAGCAACTA